CTTTATTTACAAATAAATCTTTATATAGTAATCTTGAAACTATGGGAGGTAAATATAATAGAGATGGTCATTTTGAACCTAGTAAAACAAACATGCAATATAACAGTGTAGATATGTTATTAGAAGCATTAAGCGAAACAGGAGGAGCACTTGCTTTAGCTCCTTATTTTCAAATACCTGCTTCTCAGCCTATAGATCATATGGCTAAATATTCTGAAAACGCAAGTAATATAAATAATGCTAGAAACATAAGACAAGTCGCTGAGCATGGTGGGACTGTACATAGTCAAATGAGTGACAGAATAAAGTCTTTAATAAATGAAAATAGAAAGATAAGAACAGAATATGAAGGCCTTACTAAGTATCAATCTAAAATGGCTAAGTATCAAAACCAAGGCCGAGTTATGTTAGATGCACAAGGCAATCCAGCTACTTCAAGGCAAGTAGCAAATATAAATTCATATAGAGCTGTACTTGAGCCTACTAATGCTCCTTCATATAGTGACTATACAATGTTTTTTGGTGATGATGGTACTGCATATAATTTTGGAGATGCTTATCAGCACGGTAATGATTGGTATTTTAAAAACGAAGGTGGCAGAGATTACCGTGTAAGAGATAAAGAACGATCAAATCAAATTACACAATTCTCAAATATGGTTACATTAGAAAATAATTGGGATGTTATTTATGATAAAAATGATAAATTAAAAATAGATTTAAAAAATCCAAATAGTTGGACTGATCAGGAAGCTCTTTCTTTTCAGAAAATAAATAGTCTTATGCCTATTATTGATTACAATATGGGTTATTATGGAACAGACGATCCAGATAAAATTAGAGAAAAATATGATTTTAATCAGAATGATCTAATGTGGAACTATGCTAGTAAACCATTTGTAAGTGGTGTAATGTGGCTTGGAGAAGGTGTAATGCCAACAAACTTTAATGAATTATTGATGATAACTGGAGGTGGTGTATTATTTAACAAGATATTTAAACATGCGGCTAATTCTCCAAGATTACGTAAAGCTTTTGGTATGTCATCAAAAGATGTGAAAAAAGTTATAAATCAAAATAAGGCAAATCTTAGTGATGATGGTGTAACACTAACTAATGTAAATGGAATTAAAAATACAACAGGAAGTCCTAGAATTGGTAAAGTTAAAGGATATGAGAAAAGAATAATGATAGATGGTGAACCAGGTATAGGGAACAGATTACCAGGAAATTGGGAATCGAGCTATTTACCTTGGTTAAAAAACTATATTAAAAAACGTACTAATTATTATAAAAGCGATCAATATGTAATGGGTGAAATAAAAGCCCATTACCCTCATTTATTTGATAAACGTGGAAACATTTTAAGAGGACAAGAAAATTTAGTAAATAATTATAAAGATATATATAGAAATAATATTAATATGCATATCAAAGATATGGATGGTAATATAAATATTAATTTTAATGCAAATAAAAAAGGTGCTACCCTTGCTGATTTTGGAAATCGTAGTACTAAGACTCAGCCAAACTATAGTATAAATGTATATAATGCTGGTAATGTATCTGGAGCAAAGATGATGAATAGTATAACACATGAAATAAATCATATGTTTAGTGCTGTAGGTAGAAATGCTGGTGGTACACGATTTATGGCTAAAGGAATTGATATAATGGATAATTATTCTATAGGTCCTTATAATCCTAGTTTAGCTAAAAATACAAATAAATTATATTTTACTACAAGCCAAACATCAAAAGATTTAAATATAAGAGGTCAAGGAGATTATAAAAATTATTTTACGCTAGAAGTTCATCCTAGTCTTAGAGGTAAATATTCTTTAAATGGAGAATACGGTACTCTACAATTTGGTAAAAATAACCTTCCGCAATTAAGAGTTGACTTACCAAATGGTAAATTTAAATTGATTGATCTTGTTGAAACAAAAACAGGCCAACAATTACTTAATGAAGTAGACAAAAGGATTGTTGGTTATACACAAAATCTTGAAAAGAGAATGGGCCCTAAGTCGGGTTGGACTAAAAAAGAATTAGCTAGTTATGATCAATGGGTTAACGATCAAAAAGAATTGTTAAAATTAAGTTATAATAATGGAGATAAGATTAATCCAAAAAGAACTTATATAACAAATAATAAGTTGCAAGGTAAAGAAGATTATTACACTTATCACATGAAAGCACATGAGCAACAAGTTAAAGCAATGACTGCAAGAAATATTATAGCTAGGAAATATCCTGATTTAAAACTAGGTGATTATACTGAGGAACATGCACAATATTTGTTTAATCAGTTATATAAGTTAAACGGAAATAAAACTAGGTATTTAAGTGTTGGTCCTCATCAAGATTTACACAGTCTTTATAATATTCTTAAAGCTGGTAATGGTGATGTACTTGAATTAGGATCACGTGAATGGTTTAAAGTAATAACAAGCCATTTAAATAAAGCATATGGTGTTGCAGGTGTGGGCACTGTAGGTAGTCAACTAGATGACTAAAATATGTTTTGGCTATAAGTATAGCTAAAAACTTTAAAATTATAACAAAAGTTGTTATGATAACTAATTAAATTGAATTATATTTGTAAATAGTAAATTATGTCAGAAAACAAAGATGAAATTTTAGAAGCCTTAAATACTGAGGCACCAACTGGTTCTACAGAAAGCTTAGATGCTATGTGGGACATAGATGAAACAGGTATAGACACAGCTTTAGGTTTAGATGAAGGAGAGGCAGATCCTCTTATGAATCTAGATTCTGTTAAAGAAGAGTCTAAATCTGAAGTGAATAAGGTTGAAGAAGAAGAATCAACAGAAAAAACAGAAGAAAAAACAGAGGAACCTGAGTTTAAAGAAGAAAATGTTGAAGAAAAAGAGGAGGTTGAGGAAAATGTAGAAGAAAAACCTGCTAAAAAAGAGACAATAGAGGCTGAAGATGAAAATGAATTCTCGCTTTTTGCTAAAATGTTAGCTGAAAAAGAGATTTTAGACATCGATGAAGACTTCGATTCAACAGAACAAGGGTTAATTGATGCATTTGAGAAGAGTATTAATGGAAGAGTAAACGAAGAAATTAATTCTTTTCAGCAAAGTTTACCTCAAGAAGGTAAAGAATTGCTTGCACATTTGATGAATGGTGGTAGAGTTAGTGATTTTACTAATGCTTATTCTGGTACAGATGTACTAAACTTAGATATAAGTAAGAGTGAGCAGAATCAAAGAGCTGTTTTAACAGAATTTCTAAAATTAAGAGGCGATAGTAATGAAGAAATTCAAGAAACACTTAATGATTATAAAGATTTAGGTAAATTAGGTAAGAATGCCGAGAAAGCAAAAGCTAGATTAGCAGAATACCACAGTCAACAAAGAAAACAATTAGCTAAAAAACAAGAAGAGTCTAAAAAAATGCAAGAGCAAAAACGAGTAGAAGTAATAAATACTATTCAAGAGACTATTAAGGACTCTCAAGAGATCAAAGGATTTCCTCTGTCACGTAAGCATAAAAAAGATTTAGTATCATATATGACAAATGCGAATGTAAAGATTACAGGAGCAGATGGCAACCCAACATATGTAACTAAATTCCAAGCTGACGAGATGGAAGCATCTCAAGAAATTGATGATTTTATTTTAAGAGCGTATTTACGAATGACTAAATTTGATTTGTCTGGTACAAAGAAAAAGGCAGTTAGTAACTACAGCAGTAAACTAAAATCGGCTTTACAAAACAAAAAGTCGATGACAGATACTAAAGCTAAACTTAGTAATAAGGGAGGTGGATCTAAAAATAATGATTTAAGTTGGGATATATAATAAATAATAATAATTAAAATTTGAAAAAATGGCGAGAGCACAAAGTAAACTTACGGTTTTAACTAGACCATGGCACGCCAATTTCACTGAAACGAATCATTTAGGAGCTGCGTTTATGGCAGAGCCGCATAAGTTCGACAAAGTGTTAACTCGTGTGTTTACAGCGTCTAGAATAGCAGATAATCCATTAACTGCTATGACTAAAGGTATGGGAAGAACTCAAGAAATTTCTTCATTCGATTGGGAATGGGAAATGATGGGATCATCTTCTAGACCTTTAATTGCAATAGAAGATATGGAAACTGGTACTACTCCAGGAAAATATGGTGTTGAGTTTAAAATTAAATTAGACGAAGACTGGTTTAAGCCTGGTGATGTAATTACTCCAGATAAGAAGTATTTATGTAGAGTACAAAGAGAGCCTGTTGCAGATGGTGATGGATATATCTATTACTTACAATTAATGGGTGATGATCAAAACGCGTTTTTAGATCCTGATTATACTAAAGTTGGAGTACAATGGAGTAAATTATTCTCTGTGTATGAAGAAGGTGGTGATCAAAGTGGTTCTACTACTTACGCAATGCCAATGAAGTTACGTTCTAATCTATCTACTTATAGAAAAGAATATTCTGTAACTGGTGATGCGGCTAACCAAGCTTTAGTAACTGCACTTATGGATGCTAACGGTAAAGTATACAAAGACTATAAATGGTTAAAGTATGCTGAGGCTGAGTATTGGATCCAGTGGTATAAAGAAAAAGAAAGAGGTCTATGGTATGGTCAAACTAACAATTCTGTTAGTGGAGCTAATGGTAGAGTAGCAAGAACAGGTCCTGGTGTTCAGGAATTGTTAGCTGATTCTCATGTACACCATTATTCACAATTAACTGAAAAGTTAATTAGAGAATACTTATTAGATATTTTCTTTGGAAGAGTTGATATGTCAAATAGAAATATTGTAGCGTATACAGGTGAGTATGGTATGTTAGCATTCCACCAAGCTATGATGAATTCTTCAGCTCCTTTCTTAACTACTGATTCTAAATTTATCCAAGGAAGCGGAAACAATTTATCTTTTGGTGGACAATTTGTGAAGTACAATGGACCTAATGGAATTACTTTAACATTAAGACACAACCCTGTGTATGATGATAGAGAAATTAATTTCAAACAACATTCTTCACTTCTTGTACCTACTGAGTCAATGAGATTTACTTTCCTTGATTTTGGTGGAAAAGGTGGAACAAGTAATATTAAATATGTACATAAAAAAGGAGGTTATAAACTAGGTTACGTTTCTGGTTTACAAACTCCATATGGAGCAAATAAAGGTGGGTTAATGAGCAATGCAAAAGATGCTTATACAATGATTGTTCACGATCAATGTGGTGTTCAAATTGATGACGTTACTAGATGTGGTGAATTAATCTTGTCTGAGAACTAAGATTGAATTAATTAACTAAAACTTAAAAATGGCAAATATTTTTTTGAAACCAATAATGACTGAAAAATGGCACGGCTTACATAAAGTAGGCCGTACCAAATTTCAGGATACACAAGATGTAATTCAGGTATTATTTGATAGAAAAAAGGGAGCATTAGCTACTGGTCTAGATAATGATACCGAAGCTAGATTATCTTCTTCTTTAGGAGTTAATTTAGCTAATAACTCGACTAATGAATTTTGGCATGATTTTAAAATTAAGCTAAAAGATCAAACTATGATTTTTGATACTAGTAAACCTATGGAAGAACTTCAGGTTTTTGTATTAAAAGCATCAAAGTTTATAGCTAATTCTCAAAAAGAATTAGAACAAGGTCTTTGGCCTAGTGCAAAATATGTCATATATGACGAGCAAACTGAAATAGAGAAACAAGCAGCAGAAGTACAAACTAAAGCAAAAGCTATAGATATTTTTAATAATCTTTCTCCTGAAAAGAAGTTAGACATATTAAAACTTTATGGTAAAGCTGTAGAAAATTCTTCTAATGATTTTGTTTACACAAAACTTTATGAAATTGTAGAAGATAATCCTATCGATTTCATAACACAAGCGACTAAGAGTCCAGAAGAAATTAAAGTAAAAGCTTTGATATTTGATTTAGAAAAACTTGGTATTTTGAGACGTAAAGGTACTGCGTATCTTTATAATGATCAACAAGTAGGTTTTGACTATGATGATACAGTAAGTTATTTACTTTCTCCTGGAAATCAGGAATTGCTTGTAAAACTTAAAGATACTCTTGAAATGAGAAAACCTGGTTATTCTCCTAAGAAAGAAGTTGTAGAAGAAATTACTGAAGAAGTAAAAGAAACCAAAACTACTGCTAAGAAGAAAACTAAAAAAGATTAATAAATGGACGTAGGGGAAATGCATTATGAGTTTAAGCTGAAGCTTAACAAGGTAGATAGCCTAGACTATAATAACTTCCTTGTTCCAGAAATTGATTGGTATCTTAATGAAGCCCAATCTATCTATATTAAAACTAGATATAGTGGGAATAATTCAAGAGCGGCTGGCTTTGAAGCTAGTCAAAAAAGAACTGATGATTTGAGGAATTTAGTTGTGAGAGATAAAATTTTCGCAGCTATTCCTACATCATCGGATCCGTCTGTTTATGAAGTTCTTTTACCTAGCACAGGTATTGAGCGTTATATGTTTGCATTACGTATGACAGCAAATGGCGCAAAATCTGGATGTGAAGGTAAATTAAATTGTATTCAGACACAGCATGATGATTTAAATGATACGTTAAAGAATCCTTTTTATGCACCCTCTTTTGAGTGGAGGGAAGTACCTATTGTATACGGTACTACAGGCGCGGGCGCGAGTGATATAAACAAGGTTTTCGTCTATACAGATGGTTCTTTTTCTATTACATCAATTAATATTGATTATTTACGTCATCCTGCTAGGATTGCATATCCTTCTGGATTTGCTGGTAATCAGTATCTTTTACCTGATAATAGTGGTACTCTTGTTACTGCTGATCAGAATTGTGAATTATCTGAGCATACACATAAAGAGATTGTGGATTTAGCTGTTCAAATAGTTGCGGGAGATATTGACCATCCAGGGTTCCAGAGTAAAATGCTTAAAACTAGTATTAATGAATAAAATAAATTAAAATGGAAAAGAAAAATTTAATGGTTTTCGTTGACACTACAAATGCTATTGAATCAGACGATACTGCAATAAGCGGATTGACGGCTGGTAGAGTAGCATTAATTAGTGCTGAAGACCAACAAGTTACTGCATCTAGCTCTATTACATCAGCTCTAATGGGTAATGGTGTACAAGTTGCTATGTTAAATGCAGACGGTGAATATATGCTTTCAGATATTATTGACCCAAGAAACATTACTATGCTAACACAACAAGCTGCTATTTCTGCTGCTGGTCAAGTTTATAGTATTGATTCTTTTGAGAATATTGATTGTGAAACAGAATATTGTGTAACAATGACTTTTAATTCTCCTGTAATTGCTAAAAATTATGGATACCAAGCAATGAAAAAAACATATAGTTATGTAACTAGATGTTGTGGAGCTGCTTGTGGATGTCCTGATGGAGCTGCATGGGATGTAGCTATGGGACTTTCTGAGCAATTAAATAATGACTTAGAGTCAGGAATGAATTTAACAACTGCTACTGCAAAAACTCTTATGTATGCAAGAGTACTTAATAGTACTTCACCTACTGCTTCTAATGATCCAGATGAAATTTGGACATTAACTAAAGGTTCTAATGTTATTAATTGTGCAACTGACATTGATTACGCTTCGGGTACTGATGTTGCTGCTGGTGACTTTATTAGAATTATGAATGGTGGTGGAACTGTTACTACTGCTGCTGGTGATGTATTTAGAGTAGAAGCTGCTGATGCATCTGCATTGACTATTACTTTAGATCGTCCTTGGCCTTATGCTACGCAAAATCTAGATACTACTGGTGATGCTGAAGTAATTCCTAAAGCTACTGCTGAAGCTTTTGCTGATTCTACGTGGTCTATGGAAGTTGCTATTGCTGATGGAGATAGTACTGATGGTATTGTTGATGATTCAGATCCAAGTGGTACTACATATGTTGCACCATATGTTGTAACAGCATCAATTGGTTTAGGATGTAACTTGGATTGTAATGCAACTGTTACTGAAACTACTGCACCAGCTCAACCAGAACTAATTGGTTACTCTGTAATTCAAGAAGAACTTTGGGCTAATAAAGGAGCTAGCAAAAAGTGGGGTCCTTATGCAGGAAATTCAATATATAATAGACCAACAAGCGGAAAAGATTATTTTGCTACTGCAGCAACTAACTATACGTTTGCTTTTATTATTGATTATGTGGATACTTCTCTAAGTGCGTCTACGGATTCGTTTATGCCAAGACCAAAGAGAATTAAAATCTATACTACTGGAACAACATGTTCTAATGAGTGGAATGCAATATTTGATAAATTCAATAGTGTATGGAACGCTCCATTTAAATTATTAGGATAATCTAATATTTTAAATAACAGATTTTGGAGGGACTTAGTTCCCTCCATCTTCTGAATATAGTATAGACCCATGTCAATAAATTATAATAGAAATTTACATAGCCCTAAAAGGGATTATAAAAAAGATAATACTGTTAATCAAGTTAGTGGTTGGAGACCTTATTCTCCTAGTTTAAAAACACCACATAATAATACAGCATTATCTCAACTTTATAATACCCCAAACAGTAATTCTGTTAGAGTCGCTCAAGGTGTGCCTTCAGGTCCTATAGGATGTGATGTTAGTTTTACAGAAGGATGTGACTTTGGAGTTAATTATGTAATTTTAGAATGGGATTATCTTCATTTACAAAATATTGAAACTAGTATAAATGGTGGTCCTTGGGTTAATCATGGTTGTGGCGCATTGTCTCCTATGACTAATAATACGGTTACACAAGGAGACACTATACAAGCAAGAGGAGTATGTAGTGTAAGTATAAATCATGATGGTGCTGCTGAATGTGGTACTAGTGAGATAGCTTCAAATACAAATATATATGTATTTTATGATGTAACTTCAATGGTATATGCTACTGCTCAAAATTTTAGAGATGCAATAGAAGATTGGGCTGCTAATAATATAGCTAATTATGAAGGTAATATTTATCACATACCTGTCATGCACGAGAGATGGATACTATGGGTACAATACCCTTTAACAGGTATACTTCCTCCATATTATCAATTAAGTCAGTTTTCTCCTATTGATATGCAACAATATAACTCTTTTTGGGATGGATCAGGATATACAAATAATAATGGAACTACTATGCCTATTGGAAACCCAGGGCCTAAAAATTCTTCTGGTAGTCGAAAAAGAGTTCCTTGGGCTGGCCCTCTTGTTGTAGGAGAAACATTAGATGATTATAATCAAACATTACCTGATGCAAACGGTACACCAGGGGCAGGCTCTCAACTACTACAAGGTACGGGATCTTGTAATATGGGTGAATATGGTAGAGCTAACTGGAGTTATAGAAAAGGAGGTGTTTTACCTTTTATTAATCTACCTAAAGCTGGAGATATAATACCTAATTTTCAAGGAAGTGGTTCAGATCATATTATAACTTTAGCAGAAGCTGCTGATTTAACAGATATAAAAAGCGGTGAATGGTTAAATAATACTACAGGAGGTGAATGTGATGCGGGAGGATCTAGAGCACAATTTGTAGGGGGAGATGTAGATGCTTTAGTAATTTGTTTATCTGATGAAACAGTACACGGTGTAGGATGGGAGCAAAAAACTGATGCTGGTTTAAAAATGGCAGAATCCTCATTATCTGGATTCTGGGAAGGTTATCATGGTAGGACTGGAAATGGAGATCATACTAAATTAACAGCAGAGTTTCATATGGCTGGATCAACACCAACAGTAAACGATTCTTTAGCAATATCAGAAGCTAAATCACACTATTATGTAGTATGTTTTGGTAATGGAGGAAGATTTAGACATCATGATGGTGCTACAAATTTATGTACTTGGAGTTCAAATCCTAGTAAAACTTATAAACCAAATAGCGGTACTCCTGGTTATTCTGATAATGAATTTAGTGGTGATTTTTATGTTGGAGCCTATGATTGGGAAAATGCTATTGCTGGTACATTTTTTAAACCAAGTTTATCACATCCTCAAGGAGATATTTTCTTACACTTTAGAGATGCTAATTTCAGTGACTATCCTTCTAATGGTTGGTATGATCAATGGGCAACTGGTGTATATGACGTAGAAGTATTTTGTGGTCAAAACTGGTGTCCAGGGGCATCAAACGGTTGGGAATCAGGTAGTTGTAATTTTGAAGTATTAAGTCAACCTACTCCAGGATATATAGCTGATTTTAAATACCATTTAGAAAATATATATCCTATCATACAAAACGCTGATGCTGCTAGTTCAAATGGATGTAAGTTTAGTACTTTCTTTTATGTAGTAACTAATGATAATACAAATAATGCTAGAACAGGAAATTCTTTATGTACTGTAGCAGCTTTAGAAGGTACTACTATTGGAACTTTTGATCAATATAAGACTTATAATAATGCAGCTGGTATAGCTACTTATTTTCCTGATACTAATAACGGAGGTAGTATGCCTAGAACAGCAGGAGGTGATATTAGTATAGACGCTTTAGGATTTTTTAATCCTTATGGGTATGAAGATAATACAGGTAAGCCTATATATTGGCATCCTGATAATGATCCAGGAGTAGGATTTGATATAAAAAATCACTCACATTTTAAACCTTCTGTAGGACCAAATAATATACCTGGTTATGGTTTTAAATGGTATGCAAAAGGTTCTGCTGGTAAATGTGGTTATAATATAAGAAGAGGATCTGGTGTAACAGATGAAAATATAAATAGCGATTTAAATGATTTTATAGCAGGTGGAGGTATTTCTTGTGATGGTCAAGATTGTTTATTATTTACAGTAGTAGATAATACTGGTAATCCAATACCTAACTATACATTTGATTTTAATAATACTAATGTAACTACAGATAATAATGGAGAGTATGGTACTCAAGTAAATCCAGGAGTATATACATTCTTATGTGGTTATCATATGTTTAACACATCTCCAAGTACTTGGATTAATGGTAGTACTCCTGATCATACAGATATGACAGTAGCAGATCCAAATACACAAGCTAATATATATGGCTGTAATGCATGGAATATAACTATTACGGTTGACACTTTTAATACTACTTTAACTCAAAATTGTAAACTAGGATGTACAGATGGAACAGGTTTATCGAATCCTGTAGGTTCATCTGCAGCATGTAATTATGATCCTACTGCAGGCGTAGATGATGGATCGTGTATATATGCTGATTGTAGTGATATGTGTCCAGATCCTAGTATTATAAATTATACAGCTTATTCAGGTTTAGGTATTTATCCAAGTGGAGCTTCTTCAGTATTTCCTTTTGCTTTTCAACCTGGAGGTGGAGATGCTTATTATAGCCCTCAGTGTCCTAATTGTTGTGTTGGTGGTAACACAGGAGTATTACCTTCTGATTGTGTAGATTGTTTAGGAGTATGTGGTGGATCAGCTACTTATGATGAATGTGGGGTATGTGATGGTCCTGGGCCAGATGAATGTGGTGTTTGTTTTGGAGATGGTACTTGTTGTGTAGGATGTACAAATCCATTAGCAATAAATTATGATCCTACGGCTACAATAGATTGTGAAGAATGCTGTGAGATCCCAGATTATGCCTGTCTAATAAAAGAATTAGCAATAAGAATTTTAGATTCTTGTCCAGAAGACTGTGATGACAGCTTAAAAGAAATGTATAATGAAGCATTTACATTATACTATTCTTTAGGTTTTGTTGATCAAGCTTCTGATATAACTGATATAGAAGTTAATAGTATTATAAAAAAGCTTCATAGGTTATTAAGTAAAGTTGAATGTGGTAATTGTTGTAAATAAAAATTAAAAACTATGGGATGTGCAACTAATTGTGGATTTGGTACGATAACAGTAACTTGTGTTACACCTTCATATCCTGTTCAAGCAACTGTTTGTTCTGGTAATGGTCCAGGTAATCTTTTAGGATCATGTGCTAGTTTTCCCAATGCTCCTAGCCCATTTGCTTATGGGTATCAAACTAATCCTGCATTATTTAATAATCTAGGTTTACTTCTTACTATTCCTGTAGTTGGTGATATACCTATTGTGTATATTGGCACACAAGTAACTAATGCTATATCTAAAACTTTAGCTATTTCTGGTTCACAACCACTTCAATCTACAGCCTTATCTTTACAAGGAGGTACTGTAATATCTCAACAAAATCAATTTCCACAAAATCCACAAAACGCTTTAATTCATTATAATTCAGGTGGATTAATAGAACATTTATTACCTCCTACATTTCCAACAGGTGCGACATTGTATTATGTTTGGGGATTATGTAATGAATATGAAATAGAAGCAACTCCGTGGACTGATGCTCAATTTCAAGCTAATGGGTGTGAAAGTACTGTAACTACACCTAATCTTAATGTTAATGATGATAAAATTGTTATATTTTATGATATAACTTCAATGAGTTCTTCTATTATAAGTAAAGCAAGTGATACAGTAGCTAATTTTTTACAGCAATATAATTTTACTAATGATGTATTTGAATATAAAATTGGAGGTGAAAGATATTTACAATGGCCTACTGCTCTTGTACAACCAAGTAGTCTTGCAAGTTATTTAAATAATGGTGTACTTAATGCACCATCTATAAGTTATCATACAAATCCAAGTATAGCGTCTGGTCCTTGTGTTGTTAATAATGGGCTTTTTCAACATAGTCCTGATCCTCTTGGACCAGGTCCTCATGAAGATGTATTATGTTTAGTATTTTGTGACGAATCTGCATGGGGTATTTATTATGGATATAATAATGATACTGGTTCACTTTGTTATCAATATGGTGCGAATCAACTAGGTTTAGCTAATAATTATAGTTTTAGCCATTTAGGAGCTAATGCTTTATCATGTGAAAATACACCTGCTAATAGTAGCTCAGCAAATGTAGGTTATGCTCACGTTTGGAAAGCGGGATGGCTTCAAGGGTTATCTTCTCACGTAGGTGGATATTTAGATACAGATTATAGAGATTATTTAGAAGCATATGATAATAGTCAAGGTGGAGATAATTTCCAAGATAATAATATTAGAACAATTGTTTTTGCAGAATGTGAAGAGCCTAATCCAAATAATATGGGATATGGTTCTACGCCTGGAAATAAGAAAAAAGCAATGACACAGCATTTAACAAGAATGTTTGGTGGAAATAATATATCTCAACTAAATGATTATACAACTCAATTTAATTTTTCACCTAGTTATACTGTTAAAACTCCTTTTGATAATCCACCAGCTGGTAATAATAATCCTCAAGGTTATAGTTTTCATGGTGTAAATAATATAGGGCCTATATCAGGTGGTTTTACTAATTATCATGATAGATATGTAAGCCCAACTCCTGGAGGAAATGGTCCTACAGATAGCCCGCCTAATTCTCATGACGAAGATTCTTATTGTAAATTAGATCAAATTGCTGAAAACATTTTAGGACCTGGATCAGATTGGTCATTAAAAGGCAGAAATATAACTCCTGCTTTTATGGGTACTGGTGCAAGTATATACAATCAACATTATAGACCAGCAAATGATACTCCAGCAACTCCATGGAATGACATGAATGTAGTTACTCACGATGGATTAGGAAATCCTCTTAATCCAGGGTATTGGCCAAATAGATTATTTTATGAATTATATAAACAAATTTTTGTTTCTACAGGTACTCCAACTACTACAACAGTTTTAGGGTGTGGTCAGAATGATCCGAATAATCCATGTGGAGATACATGTCATGTAGATATTAGAGTTTTTAGAGATGTAGACGGTGACTGTGAAAGAGATCTTGCTGAATCTTTAATTTCATATATAGATATTGCTATAGAAGATCCTCAAGGTAATATCACAATACATAATACAAGTCAATTTGGTTCAATACAATTAACTAATATACCTGTTGGTGTATATAATATAAATGGAAAAGTTTGTGATTTTAGCGCACCTTGTATGACATATAATTGTATGATACCATTATATGAAACAACATTTACAAATAGTGCGCATTGTGTATTAGGTTGTACTAATCCAAATGCAGTAAACTATAACCCATTAGCAACTGTAGATGATGGTAGTTGTGAGCTTCCTGGGTGTATGCATGAGTGTGCAATAAATTACGATTCAGATGCAAATATAGAAGATGGGACTTGTTGTCCTTGTCTTGAATTAGAATATATCGTAGAAGAATCAGTTAGAGGATATGCACATGAAATACAACTTACAATAGAATGGCCTCTTAATAGTTCTAACTTTGGTGGTAGTAGCACTGCTAGTCCACCAGGAAGTACTTTAGCAGCAGGTCTTAGTACTACTACATATGGGGCACCTTTAATTATATATCAAGATACTTTTATATACGATCCTCTTCAAGGTATTATTGGGCCTAATGGCGCTATATTAGGATTACATAGTTTTAGTTTAATACTAGATAAAGGTAATTTAATACTAGATGCAGGTTCATGTGAATTAAGCAGTTATTGCTGGGTAGTTAGATGGGATGTTCAAAGTAATGAACCAGCTTTAGCATTTGATAACGCAGCGTGGACTAATATACAGATGGGTAAATTTAAATTATCTGCATATGATAATAACTCATTATATGTTTATGTACCATTTGAAGATGGTTGGGTTTTTATGGGTAATGCAATTGGCGGTATACCTTGGCCACAATCTCAAGATTTATATAGTCCTCAAAGTTATCAAAATTATTTAAACTTCCTCGACAATTATTATCAAGGTAATGTTCCTTGGCATCTAGCAGGAGGTTCTATAAATGGAGGAGGTGGTTTATCATCTTTTGCTGGTATGAATGCTTTATTTTGGGGAGCTATAGGTTGGGCAACAAATTGGTTTAATATAGCTATTTCAGAAGGAGTAGATTGGTTATCTCAAAATGGAGGAGTAATTGTTACACAAAATTCTACAGGAGGTGGTGTAACTGTTTCAATTCCTGATACTGATCAAAATGTATCATACGCACATGGTGGTATAAAAGGAATAAATGATCAAGGATTTAATGCTCAATATGCTAATGTATGTGGTGATCCACCAGATGGTTGTACAGATCCACTAGCATTGAATTATAATCCAGCTGCTGGTGTACAGTCTGTAGGTAATCCTGCTTCAGGATATTCTGGTCAGCAAGGTGCCTGTGTATATGAATGTGTAGAAATAATTGTAGAATTATATTTTACTGCAGTTAGAGTTTTTGGAGAATCAAAACAAATAGGATCTATAGGACAATCAGGGACTTGGTCATATAAAGCAGTAACAAGAGATGAAACTATTCCAGCTAATCCACAATATGGTTGGTATAATGGAATACCTTTAAAAGAAATGGGGTCAGGAGATTTTGCTAATGATATTAAATTCCAATTATTAGATGAACAAAATAACGTAGTTTATGAATCTGGTATAATAACACATCCTGATACAGCTACTGGAGGTTGGAGATTAAGATGGGGTTGTTATGATGAAAATGGTGCTTTTGTAGATACAGGTGGTATAGCGGGAATAAGTGAAACTAGTTTAGCATGGAATTCTCCAAATCAAACTGGTATACAAACTTGGCAACATTCTATGGGTGTAAGTGGTTGGTCTCTTGGAGCTAATAATACAGGGACAACAACAAGTTCTGGTTTAGGTATAGGTATTGGAAATGAAGTAATTTCTGAGAGTAATCAACATTTATATCAAACATATAGATGTGAAGCTTTAGTACCATGTGCAGAAGATCCTTGCTATAAATTTAAAAGAGTAGGTACTTGGGAAAAAGGATGGGAATCTATAGGAGCTAATATAACTATTTTAGTTAAAGGATCTAATGGAAATATAAATAATCCACCAACTTCAAATAATCCATATAATACAGCAGTTACAAATAGATTAGCAGATTATCATATTCCTCCAGGATGGTATAAATTAAACTTAACTAAGTGGGGTGGTCTTAATGCAGCAAATTCAGTATGGGCTACAAACTGGGAAAATGAAAGAGAAGTAGTTTTTGCTGTAAATTATCAAAGTGGTGCTAATCCTTTTATTGGTGATACTACTACTTTCCAAGGACAATATTGGAGTTTATGGGGTTGTGTTACTCCTGGTAGTAATATACCTGTTACTGGTGGTACTGGTCATAACTCAGGAAATCCAGGATCTTCTCCAAGGTTAGGATGTACTGATCCTTTCTCAGATAGATTTGATTTCTTTGCAACTGAGTCTGATGGTTTATGTAGAAATTCAAGAACTTATACTGAGTTTACAACATTAAAAGTAACTGTACAAGTAGGAGGTAGTACTATTTTAAAAAGTTTTATAGAAGCTGAAAAATTTGAATCTACTAATTCAAATATAGGACAAAGACCTTATGATACAGGTACAAGACAAATGACAGAAGATCAAAGAAATTCAAAAAGAAAACTAAATAAAGTATCAACGTCAGGTAACTTTTTTGAATTTGTTATTAAAAGAAATCCTGATGAGGATGAAGAAAAATTAGAAGATGGAGTACAAACTAATATGGAATTTGGTAGAGTTTTAGAAAAAGATGTTAGAGCAGGTGGAAAATATATGTATGAAATAGATGTGCCTTATGGAGAAAATGTTAGTTTTGATATTATAGATAATTTTGGTAGAGATCTAGAATATAAAATAGAACAAACAGGAGTTAGAAAAAGAATAAATAAAGGACCTAAAAAATTATAATTATGGCAGAAGAATATCCAGAACAAGCACCAGCTCAAGGAGAAATCCCAGAAAATACTCTAGCACCACAGACACAGGTTAGTGACGAAGATGCACCAAGAGAAAGAAGAAGAACAACAACTCCTGGTGGAGGAGATAGTGGAACAGGAGGAGGTGTTTCCCAATCTGAAGATGTTATTTCTTCAGTTGGTAGATTAAACGTAAGAAGAGAATCTACTAGTAAAGCTGGTGGCTATGGTCGAGGTGGTGGTAATTTTAAAATAGCTTCTGATCAACCAGGAGGAAGAGTTGCGGCAGGAGTTTATTTTGGATGCACAGATCCTAAAGCTGCTAATTATAATCCATTAGCTACATTAGATGATGGTTCGTGTAAAGAAGAAGAGATGACTAAACCAGATCCTAAAGTTATAAGTGGTTTTAGTAAGTATTTACAATACCCTGAAAAAAAACTTAAAAATTTTAATTTTGGGTTATTTAATTATTTACAAGGTTTTGATAGTTTAAATCCTGATGTACAAACACCTACAGGTGTTGTATTAGATACAGCGGTTGAAGGAGAGCAATCTAGCACTGGTAATAATAATACTTTTCGTGCAGGTGTAGAAGAACCAAGATCAAATTCTAATACTACATTTACTGATTCAGAAGATAATGAATTTGCGACTGAAATGGATAAAATACTTAATCTTTATATTCAAGCTTCATACATTGTTGCTTCACAAAAACAATGTGGAGATTGTAGTAAACAACTTGAAAAAGATTATTTAAATGCTGTAGCTTTAATAGATGCATTAATGATTGTATCAAGCGATGTAGGCGCTTTGTATGATTGGAAAGAATCAACAGATAAATTAAATACAACATTAACTAATATAGTTAATAGAAAATGTAAAGATTGTTAAAATGAGAAGAACAAGTAGTCAAAATAAAAACCAAGCTCCTGACTTTTTATCAAATATATTAAGTAATTGCGGTTTGAGTAATTTAGTAAGTTTAGAAGATTTTGTAAAATTTGCTTCATTTTATTCAGTAAGTCAAGCATATGGATCTAATTGTTCTGATTCTTTAAAAAGAGATGCTAAACTAGCTATGTCATTACTTATGTCTATAAGTATAGAATCACAATTACAAGCTAGTCAATTAGGTAATTTAAATGAAATAGGTATATGTACTATAGCTAAAAAAATAGCTAAACTTATTAAAAAGTGTTGTTCTCATCCAGATTTTTTTAGTGTACTTCGTAAACAAAAAGAAAAAGATAAACAAGCTAAAGGTAAGCATTTAACTATTGAAACTAAAAACGAAAGACTAGGTTTAACACCAGAATCTGATTTACAAAATATTGAGAATATAAAACTAGATCTTACTTATATCCCTAACTGTTCTAATGTTAGAGAAATGATACCAGGTAATAATAACCTAGGTAATAGAGTTACAGGTATAACTCATAGTGGTAAAAACATTCCTGTAAATAGAGATACTTGTTTAATCTCAGGTAAAATTTGGAATACTATAAATTCTACCTGTTATTGTATAGATGAGAAACAAACACCTCATCTTAGATACGGAGATACAAAAATAAGAAAAGATAATTTTCATTTAGGCCCTCCTAGAAATTGGTCTAAAGTTACTGCAATAACACAACTAAATCTAGACAAAGAAGCTAGAGAAAGATTTGAAGATATTATTGCACATAAAGAAGGTATAAATCTAGATGATTTACAAAAAACAAAATGTGGTGAAGAAGATGGATGTGTATGGTATTCATGTTTAATAGAAGGAATAACTAATTACTTTTTAGGTTGTAAAAAAGATAAAACAGGTAAAATAAATTCTTGTTATTTTAATAGAAACTTATTAAAAAGTACAAGAATATCTTCTGAAGATAAAAGCAAGATTATGACAGCACAACAAAAAAGTATAGAAAGATGTTGTGATAAATGTTATGAATCTGGGTGCGGTTGTAAAGATGGAGCATATGGATGTGAATGTACAGGTGTAAGTAGTAATGGTGTACCATGTTCTCAGATAACTGCAAGATCTGCACAATCTTTAAATAGAGTAACTGAAGGCGACCCTATTTTAAAAACTAATAATTTTAATTCTGATAGTCATATTATGACAGGACAAGAAACAACTGTAACATGTTGTGGAGCTAGCGCTCAATGCCCTCCAGATATGACTGATGCTGATTGTTGTAGACAAATATGTAAAGAAATAGAAATTCAAGATATTTTAAGAACAGATCCAAAATCTATTAGTAGAGTTAGGAATAATGATACTCATGTAGGAAAACATATAGGAGGAACTTGTACATGTAAAAAATGTGGTGCTCAAGCAAAAGTAGCTAATGCGCAAGCATGTCAATGGTGGCTTAGTACACATAAAGAAACATGTAATCCACCGACTGATGATTCAAGATCTTTGCCTGAGACTTGTAACAAAATATCACATAAGAATTTTACTATAGCAGATATGTATGATTTTAAAATTACAAAAGATATAGTTTCTTATGGCAGTGATGTAGAAGGTTGTTGTAGAGGAAATGACGGTGGTTGTTGTACTTGTTACTCAGGTAAACTTTCTTGGCCTTGTTGTTGTAGCGGTACTAAAGAAGTGACAAATTGTTGTCATGATAGAATAGATTTAAAAATAACTACAGCAGGTAGAAATAATAGATATTAATAATAAATAAAATAAATAAAATGGCAACACTAAATATACAATTAAGAATAGAAAGCAATGATGTTTTTTCTGATCAACTTGATTTATTAGTTTCTGATGTAATAACAACAGGAAATCCTTGTATAGGTATGTCTACAATAGCAGCAACTAATGTTGGAGGTGATAATATAATTGCTCCAAATGTTGACTCAACAAAATATGTATATATAAAACATACTGGTGTAGATGCAAATGGAGCTGCAGTTACAACGGATTTAACTGTTGAGGATACTGATAATGTAAGATTTGGAAAATTAGGACCTGGAGAATTTATGCTAGTTCCTCACTCTAAAGGAGCTGCAAAAGGAGTTCAACTAGAAACATCATCAGGAGTTATTGTAGCAGAATACGCTTACTTTACAAAAGCATAACATGAAAAAACTACTACTAATATTAATAATGTTTTTGCTATCATGTGTAGCACCTAAACAATGCTGCGCTCAATTTACTTATAAAGGTTATGAGTATAATTTAAATGATATATTAAAAAATCAATTAAAGTTTGCTACAGTATATGGGGCAGTTAATGGCGGTACATCTGTTTCTGATGTAAAACAATTTTCTGTATTAGATGGATTACAAACATCTACAATAGAAACTCCTTATGATTATTCATTAACTATAGGTATTAGAAAAATAGCTAGATTTGGGTATGAAAATAAAGCTCAAACGTTTTATGATGGTACAGAATCTAACTATACAGATGCAGCTACAGTAGGTAAAGTACAAGGTTTTGAGTATTTATTTGAGGTAGATTATGCTAGACAACAAGGATTAGATTATATAGATCAGCATCATTTTATTAGATATAGCTCTGATGATGATTGTGATGGTCCTTTATGTGTAGATCATTTTGCAGCTAAAGTAGAATACTTAAAAGATGGTTTTGCTGATATAGAGTATTTTGAATTATCAGAAAGATATAGATATAAACATACTAGAGATTTATCATTTAGTATAGGAGCTGCTCATAGATTAGCAGAACCTTATGGATATGATCCTTTATCTGAATGGTTACTTAGTAATGGTAATATACATTACACATATTTAGCAATACAAGAAGGATATACTGTAGATGTTGCCAACAGTATATACAAAGATCCTAATGGAAATGTAGTTGCTAATAGTGCTGGCGTATGGAAAGAAGTAGTTATACCGCAAGTATTATCAGACTATACACAAAAGAAAAGAAATGAGTTAACTAATATAATACAGCATTCTCTTATATTAGGGTTTGATTATTATAAATATAATAAAAATACATGGTTACACGCATGGGGTAATTTAATGCCATATCATTATAATGATGGTAGTGAGTTTAGCTATCATAATTATATAGAAGATGATCAGTGGTATGACTACTCAGGGGGTGTGATATACGGTATAAAAGTAAATAAACAGTTAGGATATTTTGCAGAAGGTAAATATAACAAGTACTGGAATAGAGAGTGGTATGATTTTAAATTTGGAATTAATTATATAATAAGATAAAAAATAAAACTATGAAAGAAAAATTTTGTAAATGGATTCAAGCTATAACGTTTGGATTAGTGTGTTTTAATTTATGTACAAAGCCTGAAGTATGTGATGCAGGTGATAAATGTTGTAAGTCATGAATTGGATAAACAGTTGGAAAAAAGGAAATAAAAAAGATAATATCTATGATATATCTATTAGATTAGGTAGATTAACTATATTAGAATTATATTGTAATCCTGGTGTAGAGCATAGATGTATAGTGTTAAACTTTGGATTTGAAATATAATGGCAAAAGAATTAAACGAAGATACTAGTTTTAAACTAAGTATTAAAACAATAATAGGGTTAGGTTTTGCAATAGCTACATTAGCAGGTATGTGGTTTACACTACAAGCTGAAATAGCTGAAGCTAAAGAATTACCAGCTCCACCAGATCCAGAAGTTACACGTATGGAGTTTGATATGAAAGATCAAATGATACGTCAAACTATTCTGGATACTCAAGAAGATGTTACTGAGATAAAGGCTACTCTTGAGAAAATTGAAGATAAACTATACGATAGATAAAATGAAAAATACAATATGGAAGACTATAGTAACCTATTTATTTGTATTATTCTTATTATCTGTCTCGTCAGATGCGTTTTCGCAGATCACGATAAAGAGTTTTAATGCTGGTTGGAATAAGTCTAATGGTGTAGATTGGTTAGGTAAGCTAAAAGATGTTAAAACTATTAGCTATGTAGATGTTGCTAAAGATGTTAACGCACAAAAGAAATATAAGATAGCAGCTGTACCTACAATAATAATATTTAAAGATGGTGAAGAAGTCGCTAGATTTCAAGCTGATCTTAGCTTTACAATGGTAGCAACTAGAGAAGAAGTACAGGAAGAAATAGATAATATATTAATGAGTGATTTTTAGTATGTGGGAATTATTTAAAGATAAAAACGAGATTAACGAAAAGAATGTAATAGGATTTGCATCTTTTGTTCTTATGGTTATGTTTGCAATAACAGATTTAATTACAGGTTTTTGTGGTCAAGAGCTTGTAATAAATAATACTATATATAATTCTTTTGTTATTATAACATTAGGATGTTTTGGAATAAGCTCATTTGAAAAAGTAAAAAGTAAGTAATGTATACGTATAAAGCAAAATTAGATAGAGTAATTGATGGAGATACTGTAGATGCTCATATAGATCTAGGGTTTGATATTACTATACATAAAAGAATCAGACTTGCAGGTATTGATACACCTGAGTCTAGAACTAGAGATTTAGAAGAAAAAGCAAGAGGCTTAGCTTCTAAAGCTAAACTAATAGAGTTACTAGGAGATGGTAATTTTATATTAGAAAGTAGAGAAGTTGGTAAATATGGAAGAGTATTAGGTACTTTACATATAGATGATATGAATATAAATAACACATTAGTTAAAGAAGGTTTTGCTACAGAGTATTGGGGTGGAACAAAAAAGAAAAAATAAATGAAAAAATTTGATATGTCTAGAGTTTTATATATAATATTGATGGTAATAATATTTGGTTTAAGCACAGCTTTTGCGCAAGATAAACAAGTTATTATTAGTTTAAAAACAGATACTTATCCTTCTGAAACCAGATGGGCTTTATATGATTCTATATATCAAGGACCTATATTATCAGAAGTACAGTATGGTCATTATACACAGCCTAATACAATGAGCTATGATACAGTATATATACCAGATAGTATTACTAATATATCATGGGTTATATTTGATTCTTATGGAGATGGTATAGCTAATGGTGAATATTATGTAACTATATGTGGAGACACAGTAGTTAATTATCCTGTATCTACATTTACAAATGGCTTGATACATAATAGAGTTGTTCCTCAATGTATGCCCCAACCACCACCTGTTCAGTTAGTTCCAGCTAAAGTTATAATAAACTTAGATCAATATCAAAGTGAAACTAGCTGGGATATTAAAGATACAAATGGTATAGTATACGCATCAGGTGGGGGATATAATGCACAACCTGATTATGCTACGGTAGTTATACCTGTACAAATACCTAAAGGAGACTTAACATTTACTATATATGATACATATGGAGATGGTTTAAATGGTGCATTATGGCAGGGACAAGATGGTTCTTATTTTGTAAAACAATGTAATGATACATTAGTATATGGTACTAACCCTGCTTTTGGTAATGATACAACACATGTATTTGCATCTGATTCATGTCCACCTATATATGGATGTACAGATGATGACTATGTAGAATGGAATCCTTTTGCAGATGTAGATGATGGAAGCTGTCAAACATTAAAGATATTCGGTTGTGTAGATAGTACTATGTTTAATTATGATCCAAATGCTAATACAATGGAGCTTATAGATACTTGTGAGTATACATTAATACTACATGATCTTATGGGTAATGGTTGGGTAGGATCACACTTAAAGCTTATACATCCAGATACATCTTATCAATTTACACATACAGGAGGTTTTAATGATGAGTATCAAGTAGGTCTAACTGCTCCAGATCCAGTAACATTTAGATTCCACATATCTTCACAAGCTAGTTTAACTACTATAGAATGTGGATTTACATTTATTAATCCCGAGGGAGACACCCTAATAAGTATACAACCGCCATTTATACAACCTTTATTACCTTACAATATTATAACAAATTGTGGTAATACATGCGAAGAAAAGGTATTTGGATGCTTAGATTCGTTAGCAATTAACTATAATGATGAAGCAAATACTAGTGATAGTAGTTGTTACTATGTACCAGGATGTACTAATTCATCATATCTAGAATATTATACACAGGGCTTTACAGCAGACTATGACGATGGGACTTGTTTAACATTAGCCGTGTGGGGCTGTATTGATAGTACAGCCTTCAACTATGACTCATTAGCTAACATCAGTAATGGTGGATGTATACCTGTTATAACTGGTTGTATGCAGCCTTTAGCATTTAACTATAATCCTAATGCTAATACACCTGATACTTGTATAGCAATAGTATATGGATGTACATCACCAATTGCTTATAATTACAATCCATTAGCAAATACTGATGACGGTTCTTGTGAGGGCGTAGTTTATGGATGTACTGATACTACAGCATTTAATTGGAATCCTAATGCTAATGTAGATGATAGTTCTTGTGTGCCTGTTATATATGGATGTATAAATCCAACTATGTTTAATTACTGTGATACGTGTAATACTAATGATGGTAGCTGTATAGAAATACTATATGGATGTATTGACAGTACAATGTTTAATTATAACCCTTTAGCCAATGTTGACAATAATTCTTGTATCCCTTATATTTTCGGGTGTACTGATCCTACTGCACTTAATTACAACCCCGAAGCTAATACAGAAGACTTTAGCTGTATTGATTATATTTATGGTTGTATGGATAGCACTGCTTTTAACTATGATCCGTTGGCTAATACTGACAATGGTTCGTGCATATCTGTGGTTGAAGGATGTATGGATGTCAACGCGTACAACTATGATGAGCTAGTAAATGTAAATGATTCAACATCTTGTTTATATGATGCAGGATGTATTACAGGTCCTGGTAATCCTTACTGGTTAAATAATGAATGTTATGCTTGGGTAATAAGTGTAGATGATTATTGTTGTGAGAATAGCTGGGATACTATATGTCAATTAACATATGAACATTGTGAAAACAATTGGTCAGGACCATTGTTAACAAGAACAGAAGCAGATAAGAAACTATTAATGATAACAGATATATTAGGAAGAGAATCAAAAGAGAATAAGAATCAAGTATTGTTCTATATTTATAGTGATGGAACAGTAGAAAGAAAAGTAATTAAAGATGATTAAATATATGTATTTTAGGAAAGAAGCTACTATAGGCGATGATAATGCAAGTGGTGACTCAGCATGTTATAATGCTGCTAACCTTGTAGGTATGCAGCCTTTAACTAATAGTATATTAGCTTTGTACTTTACTCAACTTAATAATATGTTTCCTGATGATCCTGATAGTGGTGAAGGTAGGAATGATAGAATTAAATTAACTATAGGAGCTAATACTCATAAAACAGTAATGAAGAATATAGTAGACTGGATTGCTCATGGTAGTGAATGTTTTATGGTAATAGGTGATAACTTATCTACTGATACAGAATATATAGAAGGTGTAACATCAGTAAATGATATAACTGTTAAAGCAGTAAATACCTAGGAAATATGAATAAATTTTTGTATCTTTGATAGTATGGGAATTATAAAATATATAAACGGTAACCCTTTATTTAGTACAGCTAAAGAAGCTTTAGACTATGCTAGAGATATTGGATTTAAAACAACTGATGTACATGTGCATAGGTATAAGGTAACTCCTGGTATTTATAGATCAGGTTTTATGCCAGGAAAAACACATGAAGAACATCAGATGTTTATAATAGGTAAACCCATAGTAACAGATCCTAGAGATCCACGAGATCCTAGAGATCCAGTAATTGTTACTGAAGTTCCTACTGATGACAGAGGAATTACTAGTAGCGGACAATATTAAATAAAAAATTATGTTAGATAAATTATTTACAGGTGGTGCATCAGACTTAGTTAAAAGTGTAGGCGGAGTTATAGATGGACTTCATACATCAGACGAAGAAAGACTAGCTGCTGAATTAAAAGTAAAAGAGTTAGTAGCTAACTATGAAACACAAATGGAAAAAGAAATAACTGCTAGATGGCAAGCAGATATGAAATCTGATTCATGGTTATCTAAAAATATAAGACCATTGACATTAGCCTTTTTAGTAGTGTCAACTGTATTATTAATATTTATAGATGCAGGTGTGATTAATTTTGTAGTAGAAGAGAAATGGACTGATTTATTACAATTAGTATTAATAACTGTGATCGGTGCTTACTTTGGTGGTAGATCACTAGAAAAAACAAAAAAATAATTATGGATGCAAGTAGAATGAGAACTGGCGATAAAAGAATTAAAGACGCCATAGAACAAGGCAACTGTGCTCACTTTGGGTGTTGCGGTGCAAGAGTTCATAAAGGAGCAACAGCTATTACAGGTATAGCTCCTGGAACATATTATGCCGTATACTTTCCTATGACAGTAACTGTTGTTGATTTAAACTTCCACAACTGGGAAGATGATAGTGGTGTTATAGGAGACACTAGTGATTTAGATAATATGACTATTAATGCAGGTACAGTATTATATGGAGATCTTTCAGCTATTGATCTTACTAATGCTGGAGATGTTGTAGTATTATATAAATCTTGCTAATGTTAGGATTAGGTTTAAATAGCGTAAAAACAGATACTATCTTTGATCCAGGAGCTATCCCAAATCTAGAGCTTTGGCTTGATAATAGAATTGATATGATCTCATATGCTAATGATACATTAAGTTCTTTTAACACAGATGTAGGAAATCATACAATAACTAAAGAAGCTCATGGATTACAAATAGGAACACCTCTTAAATTTGATAGGGTTGTTAATACACAAGTAGGTGGATACGCATTAAACGTAGCTGCATTAGCTGCACCTGATGGTGTATATTATGTAAGTGAGACTAATTTTGACCAAAACCAATTTCAACTAACTGAAACACCAGATGGTGGTTCGTCTGGTGATATTATTTTATCAGGAACTAGTGATGAAGGAATACAATGTATTGTACAAAATAAAATAAGTGCATGGAAAGATAGAACTGGTAATACGTGGAATACTATAACAGGTTATCCTACTATAGATATTACAAGACCTCATATAAACTTTAATGCAGATCAAGGGATAGGCGGGTCTTCATTAACTCTAGATTCAAGTGAAGGAGCTGCTCTTGTTTGGGTTTGTTCTATGGATGCATGGAATGTCGCAAACTTAACAATGACTGCTTCTAGTTCTCAAAACTTTTTTAAGACTTCGGGAACAGGTGGAAAATTATGGAGTGTAAAAGTAGGAGGTACGTCTAAAACAGTTACTATGTCTAGTAGTGCTTTAACAAATGGACAAGCCTATGTTTTTATTTTTAACTTTAGAGTACAAGACAGTAATACATATTTAACATCTTATACAAATGGTGTTCAAGGAGAAGACCAAGATTACGGTAGTGTTGATGTAGATTTTGTACTTGATGAGATAGGTTTTAAAAGTACAGGTCTTGCACAAGGTATGAATGGTAAATTTTATGAGTTGTTAGCTTATAACAAACAATTAACAGATACAGAAATAATAGATCTTAATGCTTACTTAATGGCTAAGCATAGTTTATAATTTCTGAAATTAAATAAATATTAACTTAAATAAATAAATAAATTATGTCAAAGTATAGAAGTCCAATTGGAGGTAGTGGCAAAAGAACTACTAACCATTTTTACAGATCAGGGATAAGTTCCCTATTAAGCAGAATTGAAAAATTAGAACATCAAATCTTTTGTTGTAGTGATGATACAGATGCTGTTGTTGATGTAACAACTGCAACGTATACAGCTAGCGCTAAAACAGAAGACGGAGCTTTCTTCACACTTAATAGAGCAGGTGGAATTACATTTAACTTACCAGAAGCTACTGCAGCTAATGTAGGTTGGAATTGTACACTTGCAATTGAAACTACTTTTACAGGAACATTTACATTAGCTTGTGGAAGCACTAGTGATTTGTTTACTGGTGGTGTTACTATTCAAGCAGATGATGCTCAAGATGAAAGTTTCTTAGCAATACCAGATGTATCGGATGATGATCAGTTAGTTGCTAATGCTGATACTAAAGGTAGATTAGTAGGAGGTACTCTTCATGTTAAAATTATAGATGCTAATAGAGTACACATTAGCGGAACATTGCACGGAGCTGGTGCTACATTAGCTACACCGTTTGCATAAGATTTGCAATTCTGGATTATTTTATTATCTTTGTGCAATTTAACTAATTAAAAATCACATGGATAACATAAAAAAATTAAGAGAGCATCTACTCACGAAGGGTAGAAACAAAAGTTACAATGAGTTGGCCGAGCTTTATCAGATTAAAGATAAGGCTGGGCACATCTCAGGAGAAAGAGTAAGAGGAATATGGAGACGATTAAAAGTTTCTAGAGATCCACAATCAGATAAGAACCTTCCAAAGGTTACTAATGAGAATGGAAAACAATTTATCGATTACTCAGGATCTGAAATTACAACCTTAGAAGACTTGGTTGATACTGTTGGTGTTAACCTTGACTTCTGGGATGTTAAAAGTTTTAGGGCTTCGACCTGGCAAGACTTTAACGGAGATACTAAGTATGCGGTAAAAGCATCCTTTAATCAAAGTAAAGGCGCTAGGGATCAAATACGTGAAGAGTTTATAGAACATGCTAAAAAGCATGCTCCTAAATACAAAGCCGTAAAGTACCCTAAAGCTAAAAGTAAAGAGAAGGTTGCTTATGAAGTTAACTTACCAGATCTACATTTAGGTAAGTTAGGTTGGGGAAAAGAAGTAGGACATAGTTATGATGTTAACATAGCTAAAGCTATTTTTGTTCAAGCAGTTGATAAGTTATTAGCTTATTCTAATAACTTCCATATTGATAAGATAATCTTTCCTATAGGAAATGATTTACTTAACTCGGAAGGGTTACATATGGCAACTACAAAAGGAACACCTCAACATGATGATGTAAGATGGCAGCGGTCTTTTACTTTATGTAGAGAAATGCTTGTAGAAGTAATTGACAACTTAAGACTAATAGCACCTGTAGAGGTAATAATAGTTCCAGGTAATCATGACTACGAGCGTATGTTTTACATAGGTGATGTCATATATGCATGGTATCATAACTGTAAGGAAGTTGAAGTAGACAATAGTCCTTCACCAAGAAAGTATACAACATATGGTGTAAACTTAATTGGACTTACACATGGTTCTAGTGAGAAGCAAGCTGATCTACCATTGATCATGGCTTCAGAAAGACCAGAGTTATGGGCAAAAGCTAAACATACTGAATGGCATATAGGTCACTTGCATAAAGCCAAATCTATGAATTGGGTAGATATAGATGAAAGATTTGGTACAATAATAAGGATATTACCTTCCTTATCTGGAACAGATGCTTGGCATCATGAGAAGGGTTATGTAGGTAATACTAGGGCCGCTCAAGCTTATGCTTGGGGAAAGGATACTGGATACAAAGGCCATTTCCAGGTAAATATGAACGAACTTAAAATAAAATAAAATGGCAAAAAGTAGCAAAGTAACATTAGGTCTCACGATAAAAAGTGCAGATATTGTTCCTGGTGGAATGAACCGTTCTATTTCTCATACAGCTACAGCAAGTGACGATACTTCTGAATTTGGTAAAATGACTGTTGGTACTAGTTATGAAAGAATAGACAAAAGTACTATAGCAGACAGAGCTTATGTATATATTAAAAATACTAGTTCAACTTCTACAGTAGTTATCTATGTAGCTATGAGTGAAGCTAGTAATGCTTCTACAAACTCACATGCTCCAGGTACTCATAATGGGCCTAGGTATGCTGAGATCGCAGTAGGAGAATTTATGCTTCTACCTTTTAAAGATCTTGATGGTACTGATAGTACAACTAAAGGGGTTCACGTTAAGGGAAGCGCTGCAGGAGAAATAGAGTATCTTATATTTGAGATGGATTAATAATAATAATTAAAAAGAAATAAAATGGCAGTAACAAAAAGATTTACAGCTAACTTATCTTTTACTACTACAAATGTATTTCCAAATGCATTGTCTTTAAGTGAAGGTATGACTGTAACAATAGATGGAGATTCGGCAACTACTGGTTCTTTAAAAGTAACAAGTAGTGATCATATCGCAGTATGTACTTCAGATGCAAGTGCAGGTGATGATGGGGATGGGCTAGATTCTGATGCTAGAGCATTTCTATTAGTTAAGAATGTAGGTTCTAATACTGATGGGGATATAGAAGTAGAAGATAATGCAGAAGCTAGAATAGCACATCTTAAAGCAGGTGAATGGATGTTCTTTCCTTTTAGACATAGTGCTTCAGCAGATGCTTCTGTTAAGATTAGCGGAGCTAGTGCAACAGCTGGGTATTGTGAATATGTGGTGATAGAAACATCAATTACAGATTACTAAGATATGGCTAAATGTATATGTGGTAATGACATAGAGACTTGTGCTATATGTCATAGAAATAGAACTATAGAACAATTTGGTGGTCATCATAGTGGTGCAGTTAGTACTAGTAAACAAGGTGGTGGTTTAACTAAATTATATATGGAAGACTATTGTTCTGAATGTGAAGAGGAGTCTAACGAGGAGTTAATGAAAGAATATGTTTTAAATAGCTTTACAACTAAGTACGAAAGCGAAGAAGAAGATGAGTAAATTTATTAGATTATATGATAGCAAGTATACTCCTATTACAGGAGATATGTTTACACTGGAAGCTATTAATTATAGTGAAGATCCTGATATTACTTGCGCGTGGTCTGGTAATACTACTACTTCTGGGACTTGTGCTAGTTATATAAGTACAGAAAAGAGTCAAGAGTTAGTAGCAAGTTTCCAAGCTAGAGGTAGAACTATGGTCGATAATGGAGCAGAGATAGGATCATCGTCTAGAACACCTGATTTATATCCTAGGCAGTTCTATATAAAGAATGATCAAAGTGGATCTGTTGATAGTGAGTTTACTACTGAGTTATCTTTTGGAGATGAAATAGTTCTTGTTGATAGATCAGATGGCAAAACAATACATTCTTTTAATGTATTATCTACTGATTGTGCTAATTGTACTGATGATATAGTTAAAGTAGAAAGTAAAGATATTTTAAATGAAGACGGTAATTGGGTAAAATACGAAGTAGATGCTTTAGCTAAAGAGCTATTAATTGTACCAACTACATATCCTTATACTCCAGCTACTCAAACTGTTAATAATCATGCAATTAAAGCTGTAAAGAAAAGTAGAGAAGACACATATGTAGATGTAGATATAGATACTATTGCAGCTTATAAAGAAAATCCTGATTATAGAGCAGAGATGATAGTTTTATTTAAAGAAGGTATTTATCCTAAAGGGAGTTATACAGTATTAAAAGACATAGTACATACTGGAGATCTAAATGATATAGTTATAGATGCTTCAGGTTATACAGGAGATGAGATAGAAGTAAAAATAGAGATAGACAGTACAACTGTTCCAGAAACATTTAAATGGAGAGCAGGTGAATATATATCATCTACTACTCCTGCTAGTGCTTATGGAGAAACACAAAGAGGTTTGTCATTACAGTTTGTACCTTTAAATTTAGGTGATGGAAATATAAAAGTAAAATGGTTAGCTACTACAGGACACTCAACTGATACTTGGACATTTAAAGTATATCCTAATAATAAAAGAATATATAGAAATCAAGTAAAAGAATTAAATAAAATATTTAAAGATATAACATATTAATAATGGTAAAGACAAGGCGTATAGATATAATTAGTCGTATACAGGCTATGTATAGTAAAGGAGCAGCTAGCGATGACTCTCGTTTATCAGCTAGACATATATATTCTAAAATGAAAACATCTAGATCTTTTCTTTTAAAAAGAGAATTAGATAGACGTAAAAATGCTCAAGCGATTTCAGAATGGAACATACAAACTATACCTTGTGTATCTATGGTGTTAGTGCCTCCACATGAATGTCCATGTGCTCCACCTGTAGGATGTAAGATATTAAGATCAGAGTGCCCTATTCCTAAACCTATACAAAGTAATTTTACTGGTCCTTATTTAACTGACGTTACTTCTTTAGACGGTAGTATTATATTTACAGCTACTACTTGGTCTAGAAAAAAATATAGAAGTGCAGATAAATATACTGCAAATAAACCAGATTATTTTTTAAGAGATGAGTATTTATATATAACAGTAAATACTGATTTAGAAGCAGTTTCTTTAAGTGGTATATTTGAAGATCCTGATCAAGCAGACTTATTTATAGAAGAGTGTACTTGTGCTGAAGATTGTGTAAATCCTGAGATAAGCTGTCAACCATACTATGATAAATTTTTAGATATGGATGAATATTTAGTAGAACCTTTAATAGAATTAGTGATGAAAGAATTATTAATGTTAGCACAAATTCCTTCTGATCAAACTAACAACGCAGTAGATGATAGAACAGGGCAAGGACAACAAAAGTAAAACACTAGTAGATTCTTATAAAGAATTTGAAAAGTCTGGTGATAATATCTATAATGTAGATAAAGAAACATATAGAAATATATGTATAGATTTTAATGAAATGTTAATTGATTTAATTGTATCAGATGCAGAAGAAGTTTCTTTACCTTGTAGGTTAGGAACTTTAAGGATTAAAAAGATAAAGAGCAAAGAAAGAAAGATGGTTGATTGGAAGTTAACTAAAGAATACGGTAAACTAATATACCATTTAAATATGCATACAGATGGGTATTATTATAAATGGCATTGGAAGAAACAAAATGCTTTGTTTACCAATAAATCTGTTTACTCTTTTAAGCCTTTGCGTAAATATAAAAGAGGTATGGCAAAGTTATTAAAAGAAAATAAAGTAGATTATTTTATATAAACATTTAAGTTATGAGTGAATATGCAATGGTAAGTATTGAAAGAGTTATCTCAGGTGTATACCGAGATCTTAGACCTAAAACACAATTAGAAGAAAACGATTTAATTGAATGGGCAGCAGAAGCTTTAGAGCAAATAGGCGCTTATACTCAATACACTGAAGCAGTAGAGTATATCCCAGTAGTTGATTATAAAGCAATGATACCTTGTGGTTTTCATCAATTAGTTAGAATTGCATATAAATATACTCCAGGGGATCCTTGTGGTTGTGCATTTAAAATACAAAGTAGTAGTGATGGTGAATCATCATGTAGTTGTACAAGTTGTTCTGGATGTTCTGCAGATCCTTGTGCTAGTTTATCTACTACATCAGAGTCTACATTAGTTACTCAAACTAAACAACTTATCGATTATCATCTAACGTATAGATTTACAAGAGGTAGTGGTTATTATAAAGAATGGAAACCAATGAGATTAGCTACAAGTAATTATGCTAAAGCTAAGACAGCACATTGTGAGAATTGTATTAATATAAGTAATACATGTGATGCAGAATATAGTATAGACCATCCTTATATAAATACTAGTTTTCAAAAAGGACACATATGTATAGCTTATCTTAAACAACCTTTAGATGATCGGAATATACCTATGGTGCCTGATCAAGTATCTTATATAGAAGCTATAAAGAAATATCTGATTATGAAAATATCATATGCAGATTTTATTAAAGGAGCAATCAATCCTAATATATTTGCTAAGCTAGAAGATGATTGGCATTGGTATTGTGCGCAAGCAAGAAATAAAGCTAACATGCCTGATACAGTAGACAAGTTACAAAATATGTTAGATAGACATGTAAGACTTATACCATACAGAAGTGGCTACTATGGCTTCTTTGGTAATATGAACTCAAGAGAACAACTAAGATTTGGAAATGAATAAATAAATAAAAAATGGCAAGAAATTTAACAACAACATTAGCTTTAACTTTAGCTAGCGCGATTGGAGATTCTAATACACATCAAGTAGATGTTAGCGAAACATTATCTATGGCAGATGAAAAAGCAGTTGTCAATACTTTTAATGTAGGTACTTCTAGTGCTGTAGATATATCTTTAGCAGATATAACTAGAGCATTTGTATATGTTAGAAATATAGAAACTACTGGTACTCATACTGTAAAAATTATAGACCATGCGGGTAGTATCGTATTAACAATACTTAAAAAACAAGAGTGGGCTGTGTTTCCATACACACCTTCTACATCTGCTGGTACTGCTGTACTTAAAGCACAGGCAGTTGGAGGTGCTCAAAAAATAGAATACGCGATTATAGAATACGCATAAAACAAGATAAATGGCTGAAGAAGAAAAAGAACAATCGGCATCTTTAAAAAGCTCGTTAACTAGTTCTCCAGGTAAAGGGTTAAATACAGACACTAGTCCTGAAGCACAACCTGAACGTAGTTATAGATTTGCTCTTAATGCAATGAATGAATCTCAAGAAGGAGATCAAGGGTTTCTAATTAACGAACAAGGTAATTATGAATGTGGTAGTTTAAATACTAGTGATTGGCTAGTAATAGGACATGTATATACTACTGAAGATACTGCTATTGTATTTCTAGCTCCTAGAGGTGCTGGTGATATTGGTATGGGTAAGATAGTAGAAATTACTGATTCTTGTAAGTCTACTACTATCATGACATCAGACTGCTTAAATTTTAGTGCAGAGTATCCAGTTCAAGCTGTTTATAGAATAAGACGTGGTTGTGAAAGACATATTTATTTTACTGATAATAATAATACAGTTAGAGTTTTAAATCTTGATTCATTAAGAGATTACTTAAAAGAAGGATTAGAAGATTTTATAATAGACAATCCTGATTCTTATCAAGAATCTCCTAGTATATGGGATTGTGAAAAAATGGGAATGTTTCCTAACATGACAATTCCTGATATATTTATAGAATCTATAATAGATGGAGGGGGTACTTTAAAAGTAGGAGCATATCAATTTGCTGTAGCTTATCAAGATGAAGATTTAAATTCTACTAACTTTTTTGATATTTCAAATCCTATTCCTATTACAAAAGATCCTATTGGTAGCCCATTAAATGAAGCAGATGCTTTTGATATACAAGGATCAGAACCTGGGGAGACTACTGAAAAAACGATAAACTTAAGGTTTGATAATGTAGATACTTCGTTTACATTTCTTAGATTAGTTTGTTTACCAAGTACAAGTGGTACAGGTAATATAGATGGAGATGTATGGGAAATAGCTAATATACCAATTTCATCAGAAACAGTTGAATTTGCTTTTTCAGGATGGGATGAAACAGCTACACCTAAGCTAGGATTAGATGATTTATTAATACCTAGTTTAGTATTTGAAAGAGCTAAAACTTTAGAACAAATAGATAATAGATTAGTTCTTGGTAATATAGGAAATTCTGTAACTAACTGGTCTAAATTTCAACAAGCGGCTAATGATATAGCTATTAAGTATTATACAACTCCTTTGTATGCATATTCTACTCATCATGGTGGACCTACATCTTATAGATACTATTCAGACTATAGAACATTTATGAGAGATGAAGTATATGCTTTAGGAATAGTTTGGATATTTAGAAACGGACAAGAGTCGCCTGTATTCCATATACCAGGTAGAAAAGCTAATAGAGATCCGTTTGGAACTCCTTATGCTTTTAATGGTATACCAGGAGCTGATCCTAATAATCCAGAGTCTGTTGATCATAGTTCAGCAGCTAGAGCTCATTATAATGGAATGATTAGAGCAGAACATAATAGAAGACCTATTGAAAATGGATTTAGTAATAGCGATCCTGATAAAGGTGGGTGGGATACTGATCCTGTTGCTACTAGTTTAGGTGATAAAAGTGTGTCTGATGGTGATACTAATCATATAAACGCTATGTCACGTGATTGTAATACTGAACATTTAGTAGGCTATTCTTCTGCTCAAGACGGTAATGTAGCTAGAACTCAAAGATGGAATGTTTGGAATACAGCAATAAGAGATAAATATTATTGGTTAGATGAAGATGGTAACAGATCTACTAGATCTGAAGATTCTACGACTCTTATTACTGAAGGTCATATGGGATATTACGAATGTAGAGATAAAGCATATCCTGATAAAAAAGATTGTTCTGGTGCTAGAGTATTTCCAGACGGTAATATAAGACACCATAGAATGCCTGATACTACACTAGAGCCACATTATTATGGAGATCCTTATAGAAGAGTTAGAGATAATTCTGGTACTGCACAATATTGTACAAATACAAATCCTTATTGTATAAACGATACTTGGGTAGATCCTTCTACAAAATATTTTCTTACAGGTAATAATGATTATGGAGCTGGATGGGGAATGGGTGATGGCGCAGGACCAGCAGAACCAGCAAATGATGATTCTTATTTACTAGAAAGAATTATAAGTTTAGGAATAAAAGCTTTAAATGTTAATATACCTGCAGGTTTTGAAGATAGATTACAAGGTTTTAAAATAGTTAGAGGTATTAGAACTGATCAAGATAGATCTGTTTTAGATAAAGGTATAACTATGTATAATAACTGGGGTAGTATTGCAGGTCGTTGTGAACCAGAAACAGGTGTAGGCAATGCTGGAGCTTATGTAAATGGTTGGCAACCTGCTGTATCATCTGCAAGTAGTTGGGAACAGTGTGGTGGGTTAACAAAAGGATTTAGACATGGAGAAAACTCAAGCGGTTGGGGTAATAAAAACGATTGGCGTCAATGTGTTAATGATGAAGTAACTACTTTATTAAGGCCTTATGGTAATTATCCTGAGAATTGTAATAGTAATGTTGCAAATAATAGATGTATGCCTTGGTGGGCTGAAAATGATTGTGGTCCTGATCATAGTTGTATAGAAGGAACAGGTAGTAACGGAGGTTGTGGTTATGTAGAGCATAAACCTTTTGTAGGTTATCCTCATGCAAATATGCCTTGTTCTAGAGTAACTACTTCTGGTAGTGGCTGGGGAAGACATACTCAAATATTTAGTGGTGGTTTATTTAATATAGCTTATCATGGTCCTTTAGGTAAATTTAGTACTTCTAATATAAATGCAGAATATGTAAAATATGAAAGAATACTTGTAGGTAGAGTTAATGTTACAAGACATAATTCTCATGAAGGTTGTGACGATTGTGGTTACAGACCAGCTAGTTGGACTTTTCAATACTGTGATTTTAGTATGAGTTTTATACCTACACATGATCAAGGAAGATTATTTAGAGGGGGAGCTTATGATGGAGGTGATGATCAAGGAGGTAGTTATGATAGTTATGTTGGTCATGAATATTATGACAAACCTTTAGTTAATAGACGTATTGTTGCACAAGCTTATGCAGCAGCTAAAGGAGGATCTGTTAAAGCTACTTTTAGTAGCGATGATTTTAAAAATGGTTATTTCCAACAAGAGTGTTACGTATATGAAATAATGAATAGTATTTATGACTATGATCATTATGAAGATATGGAAAGTGCAGGAGATAGAAATGGTATGATGAAAGTAGGAGTTCCTTATCCGTATCACAGATCTTATAGTAATGGTTGTAGTAGAGATCAAGATGTCCCTCGAAATAGATTTATGCAACCTCCTGCAGATAATAGCTGTTATCAACTAGATGATTCAAATAGCGGTATGGATCATTCAAAAGGTTATAGTGGTAAGGGTAAAGTACAAGCTAGTGCTTATTATGTTTCTCTTAAACAAAATGCTCCTAATGCATTTGGTAATTTATCAAATATTGATTATGTACAAACAGGTAATAAAATAAATAGATTAGGAAAAGATTATCCTGGTGTTGGATTAGTAGATGATCCTACTGATAATGGTTTTATTATGTTTGGAGGGGATGCTTTTATATCTAAATTCGCATTTAGAAAAACTAACCATAATGTACTATGTTATAATTGTGATGGTGGAATTACAGGAGGAGAATTCTCTAGATTTGGAGGTATGTTCCATAATAGTATTGTACATTACTATGTAGAGTCATATATAAATTGTGAATATAGGCATAGTCAATGTACAGCATCACCTGGTACATCTACATCTTTATCTGGTTTAAGCACAAATGATTATGATTCTCATTATCCTTATTGTACACTAGGAAATATTAATGATGGTTTTGGTTTACATGGTGGAGGGTTTTTAGATTCAGAAGATAAATACGGAATATCTGACGGTACAAAAAGTACAGAAAAAATACCTGGCAATAAAATACATATCAATAAATATAATTTAAATTATGATTTTATAAAATCTAATACAGAAAAAAGATATAGAGGATTACCTATGACTTATGATTACTGTAGCGGATGTTATGAAAACTATCCAACAAGAATTGTTTATTCACAACAATCATTTAAAGAAGAAGTATCAGATAACTATAGAGTATTTTTTGCTGAAAATTATTCTGATATACCTGGTCATACAGGAGATATTACAAATCTATTTACTATAGGTAATACAATATACGCACACTGTTCTGAATCTTTATGGAGATTATTTAAATCAAGACAAGAAGTAAAAACAGATAATGTTAGTCTTAGAATAGGTACAGGCGCTTTCTTAGCAGAACCACCACAACAAATGACTGAAGCAGAGTTTGGTTATCTAGGATCACAATCTCAGTGGGCTACAATAGTAACTGAAAATGGTACATTCTTTGTTGATTCTAGGCAAGGAAGAGTATATTTATTACAAGGAGATAAACCTGTAGATTTATCTAATGTTAGTATGAGAAATTTCTTTGAGAATAATCTAACTTTAGAAATTAATGAACAGTATGAAAGATTAACGGGTGATAAATTTCCTTTAGGTGATCATCCACATCACCCTGAAGGATCAGGATTTATAGCTGCATATGATTCTAGGCACACTAGATATATACTAACTAAAAGAAGTTATGTATGTTTAGATGAAGATGCTTTATTAAATGGTTATAGAAAAGTAGAAGGTACTCGTGATTTTGATCCTGATAAACCATACTTATGGTTAAAACAATACGGTACATCAGATAGTGGTTGGAAAAGATGGGTATACAAAGCAAACAAAACAGCTAGTATGCAGTTTGTAAATAATAGTCCAGCGTTTTTTAGAGACACAAGTTATACAGTAAGTTTTAATTTTAGTTTAGGAGCATGGGCATCATTTCATAGTTACAAGCCTAATGCATATGTAATATTTAAAAACTCTTTCTTTAGTAAAGAAAATAGTTGGAATGTTGATAACTCAGATACTTTATATAAACATGGCGTATCTCCTGAAGGAAATAATTATACTTGTTTTTATTCATCAAATCCATCACCATTTGCTGTAGATTTTATTGTAACTCAAAATGGATTAACAACTTTTGAATATAACAATATACATTGGATAACACATGCTTCTGTATATAACCCAACTACTAGAACATATACTGATCAAAGATATTTTACATTTGACCATGTATTATTTTATAATAGTTATCAATCTAGTGGCCTTATTAATTTAATAAATAAAGATGGTGTTCCAACAGCCTTAACAACAATATCTAATTTTGATTCACTACATGTAGGACAAACTACTATAGCTAGAAAAGAACGTACTTTTTCTATGAATGCTTTACGAGATGCTGTTATAGATAGAACACAACCTTTGTTTACAAAAGACTGGAATGATAATAATTATCAATTTGCTCATAACCAAGGTTATTTAGATGCTATTAACTCAAATGCAGTTGGTGTTAAGCCTTGGTTCCAAGCTGAGAGATTTAGAGATAAATACTTGGGAATTAGGTTAATTTTTAGTAACTTTGTAGGTACAGATAATTGTAAACTGATCTTTAATTATTTGTATACACAACAAACATTTACAGCTAGGTAATGAAATATAGAAATAAATATCAAGCACAAGGAAGTGTAGGAGCATCATTCGGAAGAAACAATGCGCCACCTCCACCACCAGGCAAACCAAGATTAATGGATCATGTTATTGATGTTGGGGAGTTTGCTTTAAATCAAGTGTTAACTCCTTTTGAAACAATAACAGGAACTAACTTTTATGACCCTAAGTTTGAAAGTGATTTTATGCAAAATACTAGTGATATAAGTTCAGCTATTATAGGAGCTGGTACAGATATAGCTGGTACTATGGTAGCAGGCCCTTTATATCATGCAGGTAAATTTGGACTAACTAAAGGTAGTCAAGCTTTAGGATTAAAAGATAATACACATTCAGATCATAATGCATGGGCTGAAAAGACAGCTTCTACTATTGGTTTTGTAGGAGATGCTGCAGGTGTTTTAGCTGGAGGAGTTGCTGAGCACGGTGGTAAAATTAAAAAACACCAAACTACAGGATCTGTATTTAATACTAATTTAGGTCTTGGTGGTTATGATTTAAATAATTTAGGTATAGGTATGAATATGTTTAATAATAATGCAGGTTCATTACAATTTCCTGAATTAGCTGGAAACTATCAAAATATGATGAGTACTGATTTATCAGCTTCTACTTTTCAACCTAGTAATATGGGCTTTAATGTTACTCCAAGTAATTTTGGGGATCCAGGTACATGGGGTCAAAATACAGTACCAACTGAATTTGGAGGAGGAACATATTCTACAACAAGTAATTACTGGAGACCATTTACAACTGAGAAAGGTAATCTATATAGAGGTCTAGAAGGAGGTCAACATCTTACTAATAAAGATATAACTTTATTAACTCCAGACTCTAATGTTACTCAATTTGATCCAAATCTAAATTCATATGTAGATGCAGCAGGAAATCCAACAGAATATTCTGCGTCATTCACACCGAATAACTACAATATGTTTAATAGATTTAGTGATAAATTTATAAAACCATTTGCTAATCAAACTGCAGTAGGAGCTCAACAATATGGTGATGCAATGGGAAGTAATTTTAAAACTTTATTTGGAAAAGGTCAGGGTAATCTAACAACAAGAATAGGTAATCTAGATGCTAAAAGTTTAGGACAAACAGTAGGATTAGCATCTGCAGCTGCAGGTATATATAATACTTGGAAGCCAGGCGCAAGAACTCAATCTCAACTAGTAGGTGATGCAGAAGCAGCATTAGAAGCTAGTAATCAACAAAAGCTTCTTGATGAAGGATGGATGGGTGGTGGTAATACAGGGTTCTTTAGAGCAGCAGAAAGAGGAGGTAATATCGGTGAATGTAAAGAATGTAATAAGATGAGAAAACATATGATGAAATACTACAAAGGAGGCTCTGTCAAACCTCAAAAAATGGAGATGGGGACCAATCCTGATATAATGTCTTACTTAAGTAATTTAAAAGTAGGTGATAAATTTAGTAACTTATTAAATACTGCTACAGATAAATTTGGGGAACTAAAAAGTTATTTTAATCCTAGCGATGAAATGCCTTATGGTTTAAAGAATGTTACTTATAGAGGTAATAAATTTACTAGAAACCAAAATATGGATGAGTTTGCAAGACTTGGTAAAAACACAGTAGTAGGACAAGATAGAACATATGATGATTCAGCTAGACAAAATAATGCAGGAATAGGTTATGATAAAAAAGGTATACTTTCTAACTTAGGGCCTAACCATAGTAAATATAAAATGATGCAACAGCATTTAATGGCTGAGCGTGGCGGTAATATTCCTAAAGCACAATATGGTACTAGTAGTTTTATGAGCGCACAACCAAGATTTAGCACTCAGTATAATCTTCTAGGAGAAAATAAAGGGTTAACTACTTTAGGTTTTGGCGCAGATTTAAGAAATTGTTGGGGAGGTACTTGTAGAGATATAGGCGGAGGACAATTTCTTCCAGGCTTCTTTGGTAACTTTACTCCTTATAAAGGTATGGTTCAATCTAATTTTTATAATCCTACTACAGGTGAACGAGATAGTGAAATGGTTGAAAAATTGAATATGAAAGGTAATATAGGAGCTAGAGGAAGACTTAATTTAGATTTATATTCATTAGGATCACCTTCAGGTGTATTTGCAGAAGGGTTTGGTGGTATTAATATGGATTCAGATTTTAATAAATTTTATGGAGGTAAAGCTGGGTTACAATTTAAATCTACAAGACCTCAAAAATTACCTACTTTCGGTAATTATAGAGCAAAATCACATGCAGACTTTATGCCTCAATGGCAACTAGATTTATATGGTAAATACGCTTCAGATAAAGGTAAATCACTTGGCGCAGATTTTAGATATGGTGTATTAGGAGGAGGTATTGAACATAACTTAGATACAAAACAAACTAATATTATGGGAGGTCTAAGATGGAATCTTGAAAAAGGTGGTGGTGTCAATAACCCAGGATTTAAAGCATTACCTGGTTATGTACAAACTAAGATATTAAGTAATATGGAGATGGGTGGTAATGTAGATCCTAATTCTTCAGGAGATGTAGAGATAGAAGTAGAAGGTGGAGAGACTATAAAAACTATTGATGGACAAAATAAAGAATTTTTTGGACCATCACATGATCAAGGAGGTATTATTACAAAAGCTAATGATGGTGATTTCGTATATCCTAAAGGAACTTGGTCAAAAAGGCATATAAAAAGAACTGAAAGACAAGCCGCAATTCTAGCTAAGTTAGAAGAGGCAGGTATTAACACTGAAGGACTAGTATAATGAAGAAAAAAAATAACATACCACTTACTGAAGAAGAGATTAACTCTTTAATGAAAGAACTCAAAAATATTGAGATCGAAGATATGGCAGATCGTGCTAAAATAATAGAGCGATCTGAGAAATTAGAAATGCAAGATAAAGCTGATTTAACTGCATTAATGGAGAGAGGAGGTAAAGTTAGTCACAAAAAAGGAGGAGGGTTTACCTATAAGATGGGTGGTAAGGTTAAGACTATGTCTGAGTACATGAAAGATTTAATGGGAGGTAGAGAGTTTCTTGAAAACAATTTCCAAGGAGGAGGTTCAGTGCGAGACATTATGCTAATGAATGCGCAAATGACTAATATGCAACAACCACCTATGATGCAGACTAGAGGAAATGTTGAGGATGATGGTTTTGAAACTAAACCTAAACAGAAAGATTATAAAGATGAAAGAGGTAGGTGGAAGCCAGAAGGATTTATGGATTATAATAATGCATTAATGGATTGGAATGCTATATATCATCCAGAAAGAAATAATCCAGATAATATAACAATTACAACTGAGCCTTCAGAAGGAAGTCGGACTGCTGAAATGATAAAAAGTATAGATGAAAAGTCAGTTACTAATCCACCTGTAGTTACATATACAGACGATGCTACAATAAATAATGTAGAGACACAAAATGATTTTTCATTTGAAGATCTTATGAGAACTCCTACAATACCTATGGAAGGAGCGCCTAATACGCCTCCTCCTCGTACAGGTCCTCCATATACAGCTGATAATCCTAATCCTAACCCTAACTCTGGTGCAGAAATAGACGATGATTATGTTGTAACTTTAGATGATGTAGATCCTAATGCAACTAATGTAACAGATCCTAATGCAATAGATTATAACAACTTAGGAGAAATAGATTATACTGTAGACCCTGATACAGGTGAGCCTTTAACAGACCCAAGAGATCCTAGAAGAGATCCATTGACTGCAGAAATACTAGATACATCTGAATTAAATCAACCAGTAGAGTCAACTGTATCTACTAATCCTTTACCTACATATAAAGAATCTGTGCTACAAGAGCATGCAGATATGTATGGAGTAAAGCCAGAGGATATGGAGTGGTATGATAATAAACAACAATGGTTTCCTAAAGATGGTGCTGAAAGTATTTATGGAGATACTTGGATTAAAGATGTAGAAGGTGATGATCCTGAAGGACCAGTAGGTGCATGGGCAGATGATGCTAGAAATTATGAATTTGATGCAGAAGGTAATCCAATAAGAGAAGTACCTGCTAATAAGACTATGGATAGGCTAAGAGGTGAGTATGAAAATTTAGGCCGTACACCTTCATATGAAGAATATGATCTTGCATGGCAAATGGAAAACCCAAACGCACCAGATAACCAACGGCCTAGTTTTGAAGATTATCAAGCATTGTTTGGTACTCCAGATCCTTCTCAATTACCTATAGATGATCCTTTACATCCTGACTATTTAAAAAATAAATACCCTACAGTAGAAGGAGGTCCACCAAATGTAGGAGAGATTGATAGGAATAATAATGGTATGCCTGATTATTTAGAAAGACAAGCAGAAATACCTACACTACCTATTCAAGAAATACCTAGTATTACTGATCCGAATGCATTACAACTTCCAGAACTATCAACTGCTGACCCTATAGATGTGACTACTAGTGGAGGAGATTTACAAGAAGAAGCTGCAAAAAGATATGGGTTTACAATGGATGAAGATGAAAATAGTCCTACATTTGGAGAGTACTTTAAAGGAGATGATCAGTTAATGTGGGATGATAATATGGAAATGTGGGTACCTGGTAGTATGATGAATTTACCACCTGCTAACAATGTAGCTAAACCTAGACAAACGATTAAAGAGCTGCTTGAAGGAATGAACATTAAAAAGAATTTACCTGATATATTAGGAGGAGCAGGTTCAGCTATATCAGGTTTTGGTCCATTAGCGACAACACTTAAAGCTGGAATGGATACAGATGAAATAAATTACTTTGAAGATATAGAAAATGCTGCTATTGCAGATCAAGAAAAAGCTTTAAATGTATTTGATGATGGAAAAGAAAGTGCAAGAAGAGTAATAGATAGACAAAGAAGACAAGGAATAAATAGGCTAGATGATTATGTAATGAGTGCTGGACAAAGAAGAGCAGGTGCACGAGCATTAGATGTAGCAGCTATGGAACAGATGCCTTTATCTGATTTAAGATTTGATACACAAAAATCTCAACTATATAATCAAATAGCGCAAACAAGATTCCAAGGTGATATAGCAGATGCTACTGGAGCTACAGCAAGAGATGATAAATTAGATCAAAATAGAGATAATTATTATAGTAATTTGTCAGAAAATTTAAGTAACTTGGGCACCCAAACACAGAACTTTGCAAAACAGATGGGTCAAAAAAGAACAAATCAATTACAAGAGTTAGCTTATTTAAACAATATGTCTAGAGGAGAAATGGATCCTTTTATTATTGTAGATGGTCAAATTGTACCAAATCCTAATTATGTAGGGTAAATTATAAATTATGAGTAGATATTATAAAACATCAAAGTCAGCACCTATAGTAGACTATGTACAAGAATATCCTTTTGAAGAGTTATTCAAAGCTACTAAATATAGAAATGAGCTGCAAGATACAAGAATAGATAAACTTAACCAAGCATATGATGATGTGCTTGGATTAAATTTTATACCTGGTACTACAGATGCTAATGGGGTATATCAACCTAGTCCATCTGAATTATATGTAAAACAAAAAAGACAAGATGCCGAAGATTTAATAAATAAATATAGTAATGTAGATCTAACTAAAAGTGCTTGGGGTAATATTAATAGAGATATTACAACAATAACTAATGATCCTAACCTTGCTGATATACAAACTAGTTATAATAACTATATCAAAAACATAGCGCATCAACGTGAACTTGATAAAGCAGGTAGACTTCCACAAAATCCATGGGGAGTTTCAGGTGATCCTACAAAACAAATGTGGGATGTACAAACTCAAGGAATATACCCATTTAATCCTGTAGCAGGATATGATGATCCATCAGTATTATTAGAAAGATATTATAAAGATATGAATGTTGATGAGCGATTAGATCCTAGTACTGGTCTTATTCTTAAAGATGTTACTAAAGAAGATATTAGTAGAGTAGCTGCAGGTATGGATGAAACATTTATGAATACTCCTGCAGGTAAAGACGCTATAGCAGACTATAGAATGAATAATGATGGGGCTCCTAATATGACAGATACAGATATAGCTAGACAAATAATATATGACTATGGTCAAAAATATTTAGGTAGAGATATTCAAGGAGGTACTAAAAGTAATACAAATAATAATACTAATAAAAATAATTCTAATACTACTGTATTAGATGATTTAGATCGTGCGTTTTTACCTGGTACAGCTTGGGCTACATCTAATGAAACTACTACAACTCCTGAGATAATGAATAAAATAGCTACTAATTTAGGAGACGGTATTTATACTTTAGAGAGTGGTACAAAAGTATATCTTAATCCTGTACAAATAAAAAGAGATGGTAGTACAAATGATATTATATCTGCTCACAATATATCTATTGCAAAAAGTTTTATGGATACATATGGTGAAAAAATTAGAGAATTACAATTTGATTATGGTATTTGGGAAGATGGTGAATTTGTAGGATGGAGAAATTTAGGTGGTGACTTAGATGCAATAAGAAAGCAACGTGGTATAGGAGAAGATTGGATGTCTGCTAGTGAAAGAAGCAGCTATAATAGTAAGGTAAGACAATGGAAAAAAACACTAAGAGATTTTGATAAAGATAATGATGGTAAAATCACTGAAGCAGATTATAATATACTGACAAATAACGGAAAGAATAGTAAATTTTCAAGTTTTGAACAGTGGCAAACAAACCAACAGCTCATAATGAAAGATCCTGAGTGGTATAAAAATTGGGTAACAAGCGAAAATAAACAAAAAGCATCACCAGGCGGTGTTTGGAATGTTATATCTAAAACTGAAATTGAAGACAGAGATCGACTACAAAATGAAATAGATGTAGCAGTTGCAGATTATGTTACTAAGTATGGTGTAGATGTAATGAATCCTGAGTTACAAGAAATGCTTAAAAACTATCAAGCAGGTACTGCAAAAGATATGGAAGATTTAGATCTTGATAAAGACGATATGCATGCTTTAATGGCTGTAGAGCTAAGTGAGTTAGCAGGATCTGGAGGAGTATGGATGCATATACCTAATGCGCCTACTAAAACTATGGTTATAGGCCAAGAAGGTGGTATGCCTGTTACTGGTAAATTTGTACAAGGTAATATGCTATTTACTGAAGGACAATTAGATGAATATTTCCAAAGAAAAGGATATGACCAAGCTAGTGATTGGTTTGGTGATTGGGATGATGAATTTGTTGGTGAAAATAGTAGATATAATATGTTTAGTGTGTATACCCCATCACCTGCTAGTGAACTATATATAGACAAAGATAATAATGGAGAAGCTGATGTTAATTATTTCCAATTAAATGGCGCATGGAGACAAGTGAATGATGATTGGGCAGTAGCAAATAATATTAACGAAGGTTTCTATGGTACAGGTAAGGCTGGTAATCAAGAAAGATTATTACAACAAGAATTATATAACCAAACAAGAAATGAAAATAGAAATGATGCAATTTTTGGTCAAGCTATATTCCAAAACCAAACACGTAACTTTATAAATGCTAAACGATTGTATTCTGATAATATGCCATCTGGTACAGTAAATCATAGAAAGAAAATAGCTAATAATATAAATGACTTTATAGAATCTGAAATTAATTCAGGTGATGCTGATAGAATAGATGCTGCAAATAGACTAGAAACATATTTAGTTGATAATGATTTATGGCAAGATGGATACTCAACTAATGGTACTTTTGGAACTGGTAGCTTTAAGAAAAAACGTATCTATGATACTGATGAAATACCAGAAGGAACAATGCCTTGGGAGTATGAAGACAACAAAGATGCTATGTTAGGGGCTCAATTTGTAGATTTATTTAATACACCTATTGATTCTGAAGAAAAAAGAAATCTGATATATGAGCACATAGCTCCTTGGGGAGGCGGAGGCTCTTATAATGGAGTACAGTATATTAAAGATAATAAGTTTATAAATACAGAAGCGTCTATTAATGCTTATAAAACAGTAGCATCAAAAAGAGCTGAAGGTCTTGGATTAAATAAAGTATCTGAAGATTTATATAGTGACTTAAGATTCCTTGAAAGTGTATATGCTCCATATGTAACTAATACTACAAAAGCGGTAATGGTTAGTATTAATGATATTGCTAAAAGTTTAGGTGAAGAATTTGTTATAACTGGGTTATATAGAACTCCAGAATATAATAAGACTGTAGGCGGTCAACATGGTTCTACACATACAAAAGGTATGGGTATTGATGTGAGGTTAAATGAAAAATTTAGCGATTGGTTAAACACAAGTCCAGCGGCTAAGAAAACAAAAGATACTAGTCTAGGTCCAAAATATACAGTATATTCTATGACAGGTCAACCTATATTTACAGTTCTAGTAGAAGACGATCATTTCCATATTGAAAGTTTTAAATAAAAAGTATTATGAGTAACGGTGACGAAAACACTAACAAACCTATAGATTTATATAATGTACAATTTGAAGATCCTACAATAACTGAGCAAGATGATCTTCAAGATTTATTACAAAGTCTACAACCTCCAGGATTTACGGCTCCTATAATCAATGATTATAAGCCTAAAATACAATTAACAGAATCTTTATTAAGACAAAGAAGAACTAATGCAATTGATACTGCTCCAAGAATTACTGAAGCTTTTCCTGGATTTAGTGTAGAACCTGAGTATGTTGAAAATAATTTACAAAGCGATAGTAAAAACTGGTGGAATACTTTATATGCACAAATAGATCAAATACAATTATCTAAATATAAAGGTAGAAAGTTAATGCACCAAACTCGTATTGATGAGCTTAAACAAGAATTAGATACTAATCCTGAATTAAGTCCTGAAGATATAGAAGTATATACAAGAGAAATAAAAAAGCTAGAATCTGAGATACAAGATATTGAAATCGATATTGCAGAAGAAGAAGATGAATTATCTAGAAATCCTATTTCAGATTATTACAAAGAAGCTACAGCTGCACAACAACAAGAAGAAGCAAGTAATTGGTGGTCTTATTTAGGTAGTGGAGAAGCAGCGCAAGATATAGGAGGATCTATGTCTGAAGCTATGTCTATGGCAAAAGCTATTGTTGGTCCACAACTTATTAAAAATGTAGGAATGAGATTAGCTGCTGCATGGGCAGGTACTAATGTAGCAAATGTTAATCCTTGGGTAGCTGCAGGTACTACAATTGCTGGTATAGGTTATGGATTATATGAAACCTGGAATATGCGAGATGCTGAATCTAATGCAGAAGCGTGGGATGCATATGAAACTAGAGTAAAAGAAGATATAGCTCTTTGGGAATCTAGAAATAGATCAAAAGCGCCTAAAGAATTAATAGAAGTAATTAAAAAAAGAGCTGCTAAAGGTGTAAGAGAAGTGTACCAACAAAACATGTTATTAGGTTTTGGTGATGTAGCTCAGGTAGGAGCAGGTATTTTCATGCCATGGGGTAAATTAACACGTAATTTATTAGGTACTAGTAGAGCATCTAAAGTACTTGGTTACGGAGTAGGTATGAGCTTTCAAGGTGGTATAGAAGGTATGGAAGAAGGATACCAGTTTTTAACTAAACAAGATTATTTAGAAGGTACATATGATAAAGGAAGTTCAGGAGGTACTTATGGTTTTGGATCAACGTTTGATGTTGGATTTTTAGATAGAGTATCAAGAGGTTTTAGTTTAGGTTTAGAAACAGGTCAAGCTATGATGGGTATGCTTAGCGGAGATTATGTAGGAGGCAGAACAAACAATCCAGAATTTAGAAATTCTGTAAGAGCAGGAGCTATATTAGGTGCTGGTATGGGTGCCACTATAGAGCTAGGACAAAATATATTTACTAAAGGATATAAAGAAGGACTTAACACTGTATATAATAAAGCTAATAAAAAACATATAAATGATGTTATAGATAGTTATGGTAGAGAAGAACAAGTTCTTTATAGAGCAGGTAGTTATTATGATATGTTTTCAAAAGGTAAAACTGTAGAAGATATTACAAAAATAATAAATAAATTACCTGAAGATAACTTTATTCAGCTTACAAAAGATGAAGCTTTAGCAGATCTTAATGTAATGAGAGGTATCTACGATAAATTACAACAACCTGGATATAAAAATTTATCAGCAGATGAAAAGAAAGTAGTTATGGCTACTATGATGAAGTCTAAAGATAAAGCTAAAATTGCTAGAAATATAGCAGCAGAAACAGAAAATACTATACAATCTATTTATGAAGCAGACTCAGGTATTGAAAGAAGGGACGGCTTTAAAGAAATGAATAGAGTAAAAAACAGTTTAAAAGCTGTTGATAAAGCTATAACAGATATTAATAGTATATTAAAAGATAAAAATAAAGCAGTTAACCCAAAGAAAGTTAACGAAAGAGTACTTAGAGATACTCTAGAACAACTTGAAAATAAAAGAAAAGAATTATTAGGTAAAGTTGATGAAGCAATAGAAACATATGGAGGATACTCTGAAGCATCTTTTAGCCAAGATGATAAATTAGTAGATTTAGAAAGTAAAAAAATAATTGCAGAGTTAGAAGCTGAGAGACATAATAATTATTATCTTGAGATGGAAAAACTTGATGGTGAAAATATTAAATATTTTGAACCATATGCTGAAGAGCTTAAGTCTTTTGTTGAAAACAAAAAAGAAGGCCAAAAGAAAGCAGCTAAAGCAGAAGAAGTTAAACAAAAGATAAAAGATCCTGATGGGGATATAAATGAAAATGATTTAGTATACTATAAAGGAAATGAAGGAACTGTATTAAAACGTAATTCTGATGGTACTCTTGATGTAAAAATAAAGTCTACAGGTATAACAGAAAAAATACCTGAAGACCAACTTGATAAATTAGAAACATTTGAAGGTGTTAAAGATAAATTATCAGAGACTAGAAAAAAGATAGAAGCTGGTGGATTATATGCTGACCAAGACCTTAATGAAGAAGGCGCTATAATACCAGATGATATATTAGATGAAACTCTTAGCTTAGCTGAAGTATTAGAAGGAGAACATAAAGGACGTAATGAAGGGTCTAATAGACAAGGTACTGTTGTAGGTAGTCATAAAAATGCTCAAATAAAAGGAACTAATCCAGATAATTTAGAAAACACAGGAGATGAAATAACTGCTGAACAAGCACAAAGAGATGCTAAAGAAGATGATATTAGATTAAAAAAAGAACCAAGACCTAGATTTGTATTTTTAAGAAGAGTATCAGGAACTAGTTCTTATGCATCAATGGAACCACAAACTTCTTATTTTTTATCTCAAACTCCTGAGAAAGAAATTATAGAAAACCATGATGTAATATACAGAATAAATTCTGCTGGATTTAGCCAAAGATTAATAGATAATCTTGGAGAAGGTGTAGTAAATTTATTTAAAAATCCTAAACCTATAACTCCAGGAATAGCAAAAGAATTAAATACTAATGTAGAAGATCTTACAAAAAAATTAATTAGTTTGCCAATAGAAATGGTGCTAGTTAATAAAAAAACTGGACAAATAGTAAAATCTAGAACAGAAGAAAGAGCTAAAGAACGTGAGGTAAGAGGTGTGTTGTATGATAATGCAATGATAGCAGAAACTAAAAACAACCTAATTAAATTAAAAACACAAATATATAATATACTAGCACTTAATCAAACTCCTATAGGTAGTATAGAAGATATATATGGTTATCAAAGAATTAAATATGGAGAAGAACAAAATGATCCAAGACAAGTATTTGGTGATACATTAGGTAGAGTTGCTATTGGAGATAAGAATGAACAAGCACTACGTGAAAATAAAACTAGTAGTGAATATATACATCCTCATTTTAAATGGCAAGATAAATTTAATGGTTGGGTATTTTTAGAAATAAATAGACCTAACAGTGTTACTCCTGTTAAAGCAAATAATAGAAATATAAATACACAAGAAGCTAAAGTTATATTAAATATATATAAATCTTTTCTTAGTAAAAAGGCTAGTCCTAAAACTCCTTATGCTAATTCAGGATTGACTTATGGGCAAATGTTAAATCTATTAGTATATGAAGGACCAGGTGCTAGTACATCTAAAATAGATAATAAATTATATGTCGACCTTACTAACAAACGTATACATTATGGTAGTAATAAAACAGGTAAAGGTAAGTTAACACCACAAGAAGAAGAGGCTTTTATAAATCATATAAAACAACATAAAAAACGTAGGATTGATCTACAATACACAAATAGAAGTATATTTTCTGGAGAGCTTGAGGCGCTAGAAAAAATAAATTTCTTAGGAACTGAGATTGAGAAAGGAAAAAATGATGATTATAATACAATCTTAATGGACCAAGGAGTTATAACTGTTAATACAGATATACAAACTAATCCTTTTATGGATCCTAATATATTTTTAAGTAATGAAGTAAATGCTAAAGAGAAACCTCAAGTAATAAAAAAAGAAACTGAAACTACATTATCTAAACAAGATCAAGCTTTAGTAAATTGGCTATCAACATCAGAAGGTAGTTTAGATAATCAAACTGCTGCAGAGTCTGCAACAAAACTTGGTATAAAATTTACTCAAGCTAGAGATCAAGCTAGAAATGCTGGTAAAACTCGGGAAGAGATAGAACAATTTATGAAAGAAAATCTTGGACAAGAAATGTGGGCAGCTGCTGCTATAGGACTTAGAGCTGCTGAATTAGCTCCAAGATTAGAACAATTGTATAAAAAGTTTGGAAAAGATATAATTAAACTGAAAGATACTACAAAAAAATTAGATTTTGGTAATGAGGATATGGGTATGTTTTCTGAGGTTACACCAGAAACTTTAGGTAGCCCTATTATAGATGAAGCAGAAGCTAGAGCGTATTGGGAAAAAAGAACAGATTTTCCTTTAGAATTTATAGATGATTTTATATCTATAGGAAATGAATTAGGTTCTTATGCTCAAGGTATGTTCCAAGCAACAGGTGTTAAATTATCTAGACAAGCGGCAACAGGTGTAGAATACCATGAATTATATCATGCTATTGAAGAAACTATGTTAACTAATGAAGAGATTCAAGAGTTAAATAACGAGACTATGAAGATAGTAGGATTACCTAGTGTTGCAGATTTATATAAATATAAAACAAGATGGGGTAATAAAATTAGTACTAAAGCTGTTAATGAATTAGGTTTTAAAACTAAAGATGATTACTATAGACATTTATATTTATCAGAGCATAGAGCAAATAATTATCAAAACTATGCAGCATCAGACGGTAAAACTAGATTTGGTAAGAAAGAAACTAATTTCTTTAAAAGATTATGGAACTGGATTAAAGGATTATTTGGCAAGCCTAAAACAACAGTTGATTCTTTATTTAAAAATATTCATGAAGGTTATTATAAAGGTAAAAATCCTAGACCAGAAAGAATGAAAGCTCTATCTGAAGCTGGAATAATATCTTATTCTGAAATAGCTGAAAGAGTATTTAATGAAGATCAAATTGGTGATATAAGTTTATCTTTACTTAGACATGCAGTTGATAACTCAGGGGGTATTAGAACTTTACTTGAGAAAGATGAAATAATTGTTGATATAGAAAATACATTTAATAATATTAAAGAACAAATAGCAAAAGACCCGAGTAAGCAATGGTTAAATAAAATTGTAGATCACGAAGAGTTCTTTAAAAACGAACTAAGAAGCCATTTATTATTTATTAATGGTAAAGATACTACTGTAGAAACTGAGGTTGAAAATGCTATTGATGAGAATAATACAGAAATACTAGAAGCAACAAGACCTGCTTATGAAATATCTAATAGAGATAAAGCTAGGCCTGCTATAAAATTATTAGTATTACTTACACCAGAACTAAACTCTCTTAAATTAAAAGAAGGTAGTTATGATGTTAAGATTAGCCCATATACTAATTTAGTAAAACCTGCAGATGGTAATAATTTATTTTCTATACTAGAAAACGAACTATCTGATATAGTTAGTGACTATATAGGTGATGAATTTGTTACTTCAGAAAAACAAATGCTAGATAAATTAAAAAAATTAGAATCTACAGATCCTAGTTTTAGATATATCTATGATGCTATTAATAAAATACCAGGATTAAAAACTAAATTCCATGCTGCATTTAATTTAAGATCTATGAATTTCTTAAATGCAAATCACAGAGGAAAGCCTGGCGCAGTTAAATTTAATTTATATGATCCAGGAGAATTTTCTAGAAGGTCTAAAGTAGTAAACCAATGGTTAGAGAATTTCCAAGATTTAAATTTATTTGAAACTAAAGAAGGTGAGATAGTTGGAAACAAAGAAAATATAACACCTATTCTAACTGAATGGAAAACATTAAAAAACAACAGGCCGAATAATCCAGGGCTTAAGGCAAGATTTATAGCAAATAACAGTATATTAACAGATAGTTTAGGTAAAGAAATATCAGATATATTAGCTAAAGTAGGTATAAATACATCTACAAAAGAATTACGAGATGCTTATCAATCTTTAAATGGTAAAGATAATTTACAAAAATTTATGAGACTTGTATCAGGTATCAATAAATTATTTTTAGGGTCAGGATACTCTCTACAAAAAATGGGAGAAGGTAAAAGTATTGACTTTAATGATAATAACTTTTTTAAAGATGAAAAAATAATAAGAACGTTAGCTAATTCTACAGCTAAGTATTTAAATCATTACGGAGAATCTGTTATACGTACAGCAAATAATAAATCACATTGGCTATTTGCTCCTTATAACTATATGACAAATATAGCTAGGATAGTAAAAAATGGTAGTTTAAATAATAATAAACATGTAAATGATTTACTAGCTTCTCCTTTTAATAGAACATCAAGATATTTAAATAGTCTAAAACAAAGCGAAGATACCAGAGTAGAACTAGAAGTTAAAACTATGGGCGCATTAAGAGGAGGAGAAACTATAGGACAATCATTTAAAAATTTAAAAAAGATTGATGAAGTAGCTATGAGAATGGCTCTTGAATTAAATGGTTATAGTTTACCTATGACATATGCAAGTAAATCTGTATTTCAGTTTTTTAAAGGATTACCTAAAATAGATTTAGGAGCAGGTTTTCATTGGGAAAATGATGCTATTAGATTTTCTGATGGTATCAAAGGTATGTTTGCAGATAAAGTATTAGCAGAGTATAATAGAATGTCACAAGTTGCTGGTCATATTGCAGGAGGATTAGCAGTAAAAGATATGATTGTTGATTATCATTATAGTATAGATAAACAAGGCAAAAAAGATTTTAGTAAAGCTAAAGGATTACAATTTTTAAATTTTCCTACATTAAACATAGACCAAAAACTAGCGCCTTTATTCTTTAAAAACGATGGTACACTTGTAGAAACATTAGATAAAGATACAGCTACTAAACTATATCCTTATATAGAAAAAGTGTTAGAAGAAAGAGTAAAAGAACAATATCTAGAATCTGTAAAAATAGGATTAATAAAAAGAGATAATGATATACTTATAAATAAAGGTATTGATTTAAATATAATAAAAAAATACGAAAAAAAGTATTCTGAAACAAGAACACAAGCTATAAAAAGAGCAATTGCTGAGTATACTATAAATAGTATGATGAATAATCTTGAGATGCAGCATATGTTTTTAGGTGATCCTGCATTTTATAAAGGTACAAGTATAGAAAAAAGACCTCCTTCTTTATTAGCTACAGGAGATTTAATTGGAGAAATTAAAGATGAATATGGTAATATAAAAACTCATTATACAGCTGCAGTAATTAATGATATTATTAAAAATTCTGATATACATCCACAATTAGGTAGAATTACAAGTAGTGATGGAAATGCTTATATAACAGCACAACATTATAAAGATATTGTAACAGGATTAGAAGGTTGGAGTAAGGACAAAGAAGAAGCTCACCAAAGATTAATCAGGGGAACTGCAAAAGAAAAAGATATAGAATTGATAATAGCACAGCCTATTAAAGGAATGCATTATCAGTTAAGAAATACAAAAGGAATGTCTATACCTACATATCTTAAATACTCACAAGTACCATTGTATCCACATTTTACAGAAGGTACTAAACTAGATGAGTTAAGAGTAGCTATGGAAGATAATACAAATCCAATAGATGTTATAGTACATATGTCTGCTGTAAAAGCAGGAGCACAAAATCCTATTAATATATTAGATGAGCAAGGTAATATAAAAGACCCTAATCTTTTGAGCCAAGAGTTAACTCCAATGAGATTAGAATTTAGACATTGGAAATTACAACAAAAAAGCCCAGTAAAAAAAGGTGATCAGTTAATCGGATCACAACCTAAAAAACAAATTGTAGGGGCTCTTGAGGTTTTAAATCCTGATAAACCTAGACATAGAGAAATAGCTAAAGAATTAAATGATATATATGCAGCACAATCTAATAAACAAACAGAAGAATTAAAAAAGAAATATGGTATAGATTTAATTAATGAGGGTGTTAATGATAATAATTATATGTATAGTAATCTAAATAAATTATCTGATGATATTAAAGATAATATGTCTAGAACTACAAATATATCACGTCATTTAAGAAAGCATTTAGATGTAGTCGATAATGATTTTGTAAATGAATTGTCTGCTAGCCCAATAAGACGTAAAGTACAACAGATAGTAGCATCAATGTATACAAAAGCAGCTGTTAAAGTTAAGGGTCCAGGTGGAGGTAAGATTTTAATTAATGCTAGTTTATACGAACCTGTCACTAAATTTAGCGAGCTAAGCCCTATAGAACAAGATATGTTGAGAAAGAGCGCTTTTGTAAATCCTGAAGAATTAAAACCTACATATATAAAAAATGGTAAAGTAATACCAGGACATGTTTGGTTGCCACATTGGATGGGTAAAATTATACCAAGCGGTAAATTATCTATGAATGAAGTTAAACAATACTTAACAGATCCTAGATTGCGTAAGTTAATTAGTTATAGAATACCAACACAATTCCTATCTTCTATTGATCAGAATGAAGTTGTAGGATTTTTACCACAATCTATGGGTAATTCTGTAATTGCTTATAATGAAATGGTACCTAAAACAGGACATGATTTTGATTTTGATAAGCTATATACTATACTACCTTATTTCACATATAATAAAAAAACAAAAGAAATTGAATACATAGAATTTGATAAGTCTAAGCCAGCTGGCGAGCAGAGTAAAAAAGCGTTACATAATAGAATGATAGAATTATATACAGAGATTTTATCAGATGTTGATGTACATAAAAGATCTATGAAACCAATTGAAACACTAGATGATAGATATTTTGCTGCTAGAATTAGAGCCAAAGAAAATATTTCTAGATTATCTCAAGGAGATAAAGCTTCATTAACTAAACTAAGACGTAATAAAGAAGAGTACATAGATAAAGTAAATGATTTATTAAGTATTAGAAAAGATTTAGAATGGGCAAGTCCAATGTATCAATTAGGTTTAAAAAGAATTTTCCAAGTAGGAGCAGCAGGTACAGGCCAATTTTCATTACATACTTCAGATCATGGTATATCATCCTATAATACACTAGATGAAATATTTGGTGTAGAATCTATGTCGATAGGACATGAAGATAATGCATTAGGTATAACAGATCTAAGACAGATGTTTGATGTAGAAGGTAATCTTATAGCAGATACATTATCTTCACAAGTAAATATAAATGTAGATATAGAAGGAGATCCAGAAACAGCGCAAGGATTAAATTTAAGTGCGGCTACTAATAATCACAGGGCTTTATTAATTAGAGCTGGGGCTCCAAAAGAATGGATTGCTTATTTTATGGCGCAACCTATTATAAAAGATTTGATTACTACTATGGATAATAACGAAGGTAATCTATCAGAAAAACAATATGACAAAGAAGGATTAATACCTGCACAAGAACTTGTATTAACAAAATATGCTAAAATAGGAGGATATAAATATAATAAAGAAGATAATGAATTAATTTCAACAGAAGGTAAAACTTTAAATAAATTAATAGACTCTAGAGAAGTAACAAGAGTAATACCTGCATCAAAATTATATGAAATGATAGGCCAGGGAGTATCTTTTCCTAAAGAGCAATTACAAATATTACAATATTTTAAAGATATTTCAGGTAGAGCAAAGTCACTAAATAGCCAAATGGCAGCAATGTCTGCAGATGTATCAGGAACAGGTGGTAGTATAGCAGCATCATTAATTACTTTAGATAGAATGAATAATGCCATGAATGATGAAGTTTTATATGGTATAGAAGGTAAAATGAAAGGAACTGCTATTGAAGCATATACTGAAAATGCTCCTAAACTATTTATAAATAGTACTGAAAAAATGTTTTTAGAATCAAGTAATGCATTTGTTGGCGCGCTTAATGTATTTGCAGTACAATCAGGTAGAGATTTAAGTGATTTTAGTGTAGAAACAATTAATCTAATAGTAGATCATTTATATGCTTCTATGTATATGGCTATAGATAATACTAGTAAAGCAGAATTAAAAAATATGTTTTATGGTGAAAATTCTACTGCAAATAAATTATGGAATTATAAACACGGTAAAAATAAATTACAAAATGTAGCAATAATAGATTTTCTTACACCTTTAAAATCTAGAGAAGGAGGTATAGGGTACATAAAAGGTAACACATCTGCTATTAAAGATTCTGCAACTAGTGATAGACTAGTAAACAGCTGGTCAAGCAGAACTGAAGAATTTTTTACAAAAGAATTACCTAAATATGCATTATATGCTTCAGCATGGAGAACTAATTTATTTTCTTTCCATGAATTAACGCCACAAGACTCAAGTCTATCTATTAAAATTAATGAAAGTTTTAAGAATTTAAAAAATCCAGAATTAAAAACAGAGAGAAATCTATTAAGTTTAAATGATTCTGAATATTTCATGGATGTAATTAATCAAGTATACAGACACTTACATCATAATAAAATTTTAGTGCCAAATGCGCGTAAAAATGATATTGTAAAGAAAAGTGTGAAAAGACATGAAAAGAAAAAAACAGGAGTTGCTATAGAATTTAAAACTGAGTCAAGTAAATTTAAATTAGATGATACAAACTATAAACCTTTTATTACTTTTGAAAATAACTTATATAAATTTACTGAAGTAAATAGTAAAGGAGAAGGCGTGTATAAAATAACTCATAAATTAGGATTAAGAGATGCAAATAATCGTTATATTTACGAGTATTCTAAATCAGACGGAGATAGATCGTTTGTACCAGATAATAATTTAAATAATATTCTGAAACAATCAGAAGAAGAAGGATTTAGTTTTATAGAAGAAGATGATATAGAAACTTTTGAAGGTGGAATATATGACTCTACTGAAAATGATGAATTAGATACTAATATAGAATGTCCATAACATTCGCAAAACATATAAAAAAATGATGAAAAAAAGAAAAAGTTATAAAAGAGGAACTGCAGTAAAAGCATATGGAAAAGGTGGACCAGTTAAAAAAAGAAAAGGATATGGCAGAAAGAAAAAGTAATAAGAAAAAAGGAGCCGATGGTAAAGCATGTTGGAAAGGTTATAGATATGCTGGAACTAAGAACGGTAAAGATAAGTGCGTAAAAGTTAAGAAAAGAAAATAATGGCTAGAAAACCTTGTAAAATTAAAGTAACGTTACCTACTGGTAAACAAGTATATCCTACTTTAGGTAAAGAATTATCTGAAAAATTTGGGACTAATAAAGGTGATGAGATATTACAATCTGTATTGAGTAAAGAATTTTTTCAATACTTTGGTAATTTTATTGCTAATCCAAAAAGTGAATTTTTTGAAGGTAAGCTTGATAAGCAAGGTATGCCTTTATTAGAACATGTTTTAGATTTTAAACAAAAAGTACTAGATCAGAAAAAAGAAAATCTAAAAGAAAAATATTTAGGTAAAAAAACTAAAGAAGTAACTGATTTAAAACTTAAGTATATACAACAATCTATTGATACTTTAAATGTACAAATAAAAGAATTTAACAGGACTAAAGGTGCTGAATTATATATAGATAATTTAAAAGAGATTGAAAAACTTCTAGAAAGTTATACTGAGGCAGAAAACAAAAAAGCTTTTATTACATTTTTAGACAATGCCGCTGATCAAGCAGCTAAAATTTTACAACAGTTAGATAATATTGGTAAAATAAGTCAAGTCGAGTGGCAAAATAAAAAAGTTAGGGACCAAAAAGCTAAGCTAGTACAAGATATGTACAAGTATATAAAAGGTTATGGTGATTTAGCTGATGGTATACTAAATGATTATAACTCAAAAGCAGAGGAGGCAGAAGGATTAGATGTAATAACAGAAGACGAGCTTGAAGTTTTAGAAGAATTACAAGTAGCAGGAAATAGAATTGAAAATAAATATAAAATAGCAGCGGCTAATATACTAGCACATGAATATGCACCACATTTTACTACAGTTAAACAAAAAGTATATGTAGAAAAATATAGAAAAGATTTTCAAGAGAAAAATCCTATAGAAGGATGGTTATCTACTCGTAAATTAGATGGGGAAAAAGTCTCACAAGAAAAATATGAAGCTGCTAGAGATGAGTATGTATGGGAACAACTAGAAAAAGATAAAAGTGAAATATATACTGAATCAGTTAATTGGTTAAAAGATATTTTTCATACATCTACTGGAGATATTAGCAGGTGGGACCAGTTTATGGTTGCATTAGGAAGACAAAAAGATAGTGTTGCGCAATTACTTTCTGAAAAGTTTGATGTAACAGATGATAAGATTCGTCAAGAATTATTAATAAAAGTTACAGAATTATATGGTTTAACTAAAGCATATGAAGAGCATAGAAAAAAAGAAATAGGAGCACTAGCTACAGAAAGTTCTGAATTATATGCACCGTTTTTAGAATTAGATGATGATGGATTACGTACAGGTCATTTTGTAGAAAAATATAAAAGTGAAGTATATAGAGAAAAAAAGAAAATACTAGAAGAGTCTTTTGCTGAGAATATTAGTGAAAAAGAAGGTAAAGAAATGCGTAGACAGTGGTTCAAAGAAAATTGGTCAACTGATAAAAAATACTCAAGGCTAATAGCATCTAAAAAAGTAGAAGAAGCTAGACAATATCAAAAAGAACAAGCAGCTAAAGGTATTGCAGTAAGTAGACCAAAAGCTAAATGGGAAAATCCTCAGTATAATGAATTACTAAAAAGTGATGAGGCTGTTTTAAATTTGTATAAATATTTAATGGATTTACAAAGAGGAGCAGATTTAATAGTACCAGGGCACTATAAACTAGGATCTAAAATTTACCAAATACGTAAATTAGCTAAAGAAAGAATTCTAACAGATAGTAAAGATGCAAAAACTGCAGGTATATCTATGTGGGATTCTTTTAAAGAATATGTAAGAGAAGCATGGCTTGTTCAAGAAGATGATGAAATAAGAGGAGAAGAAAAAAGATTGGATCAAGAAGAAACAGATCCTACAATAGAAGGAATAGACCAGTTATTAGAAGAACAAGAAGGTCAAGAAGTATATGCAGATGTACAAGGAGATGTTAGAAGATATATACCTATACACGGTAGATCAGATGTAGGAATAGAAAATATGTCTTTTAACGTAGTAGATTTAGTTTTAAAAAATTATGCTACAGCTTTACATTTTCATGAATATAATAATATACTACCTGAAGTACAAATGATAGAATACTTTATGAAAAAAAGACAAGTACCTATAAAAGAAGGATACGATAATGTCTATAATAAAGCTAAAAAGTATTTTACGCAAATGTTTAAACAAGGACAAGGAGAAGGAAAAGAGGGAACAAGTAATGCTTACCAGTTAATTAGAGAGCACATAGATCAACGAGTTTTTCAAATAAATGCGCAAGGTTGGATGGGTAAGTCGACTAAAATAGGTAAAGATATGGTTGTTGTTGATCCAGGTGATGGTAAATTAGTAATCAAAAAAGCAAAAGAAATTTCTAATGCAAAGATTATAAACAATCTTGGTACATATGCAGGAGCATTATTACTACAGTTTAACTGGATAGCAACTGGAGCTAATTATAATTATGGTCAAACTATGTCTATAATAGAATCTATAGGAGGTTATCACTGGAATGGTAAAAATTTAATGACAGCATATTATAAATTTATAAATGGTACACCTGGTATATTAAATGATATAGGTAAACGTAAACCACAATCTTTTGTAGGACTTATATTAGAAAAATATGATGCAATGAATAATTTTAGTATAAGAGGATATAATTTTGCAGATACTCATCGATTTACACAATTAGCAAAAGGTGATTCTTTATGGGCTACGATTAGTTTACCTGAATATTTTAACCACGGTGTCCCTGCTATGGCATTTTTAGATAATATAAAAGTATTTGATAAAGATGGTAACTATCTTACTAAAGGAGGCACAACTAAAGATATTAAAAAAGCAATGAGTTTGTTAGATGCTCATGAAAGAGTAGAAGATGAAAACGGTGTGTTTTCTTTAAAACTAGATGATAGGGTAGCAAGTACAAGTATAGATGGTAAATCTGATCCTAATAAAACTGCTTTTGTATCTAAACATATAGTTAGACCATTACAATTAATAAATGGTTATCTTCAGGGTCACTATGCAAAAAATAATAAAAATGCAGCTGAGTTTAAATGGTGGGGTACTTTAATGTTTTCTATGAGAAGATTTATGATTCCTGGATTTGCTAAAAGATGGAGAAATATTTCTAAAATTTGGTCTGAAAAAGCTAATATGCCTAATCTACAGAATTACCAAATGGGTCTTAATACCGAAATGGATGGAGACTATGTAACAACTATTAGATTTTTTAAAAATGTATTAAAAGATTTACATAGATTTAGATTTAAATTAGCAGGTATGTCTCAAAGAGAATGGAATACTTTAAATTCATATGAAAAAGCACAAATAAGAAGAACTATTGGAGAAGTAGGCTCTATGGTTGTTACTGGAGTATTAGGAAGTGTGCTTGCAGCATCTGCAGATGAAGAAGATGATCCATTATACTATGCAATGGCTCTTTGGGCAAATAGATTAAACTCAGAGTTAATGCAGTATACAGATCCAAGAGAATTCTTAAGAATATTAGGTTCTCCAGCTGTAAGTATAACATTAATAGAGAGAATACTAAGATTAGGTGATCAGTTTATTGATGATAATTTAGGATTTGGTCCTTATGAAGTTTATCAAACAGGTAAGAGAAAAGGAGAAACTAAAATGAAATATAGATTTAGAGATGTAGTACCGTGGTGGAAACAATTAGAAAAACATAAAGATTTAAAAGAAGCTATGGAATACTACACTAGAGGTAATGCTAAATTTGGAAGATAAAGTCTAAAAAAAAGGAGAACAATTAAGTTCTCCTTCTTTAAAATATATACCTAATTTTATTCCAAGGTATGATACTATCATGTAATTCTATAAACTTATTTATATACTTACGTTTAAGACCAGCCCTATATCTAATATTTTTACCACCATATTGAGAAGTTTTTACTTCCTGGATTTTTGGAACCCATAATTGTTTTTCTGTCTCAGGGTGATTTTCCATATTAGTTAAATGTTTGTCTTCATTATGTGTAAGAAAAATTACTTCTGCAAGAACATCCTTTTTGTAAGGACCGTCTACGTAATCATCTAACATATGAAACAAATCAGCATAATCTTCTAACCAGTTTTTGTAAAGTATAACAGGACTAAAATTAACATGTACATCATAACCTGCTTCTATAAATGCATTGATAGCTTTTATTCTATCAATAATTTTAGATGTGTGCGGCTCATGTAAATTAGCAATTTTTTGCGGCATCAAACTAAATCTAATACGAATTTTCTGTTTAGGATCAAACGTAGTTAATATAGGATTAACGCGTTTAGTAGCAAAACTACCCATGGCAATGGGGTGATCTCTGAAGAACTCAAAGATCTTTTCCCATTCATGGTGCTTTGCATGTAATGCAAAATCCTCATTACAACTTATATCATATGTTGTATAAGTTGCATGAGTTTGATTAGGTTTATCTACAGCAGTGAAAAATGCATGATTATTAATCGCAGTTAATATATCACCAGTGTTGCTAGCTATAGTTAAACCTTCTGGCTTGCTACGTTTCATATAACAATATGAACAATTATACAAGCAACCGTGGCCGAAGCTAGGAGAAATAAAATCGGTAGACCTAAATGAAGGTCTAATAATCATTGATTTTCTAACTATTTCTTTTAGCATACTACATAATTATCTTTAACTTTACCTTTAGTAAAAGGAGTAGGTAAGTGTGGATTATAAAATAATACTTGACCTCTTTTACCATATTCAAGAAAACTTTCACTTAGATGACTCATATAAATAGCAACTATGTAAAGTTTAGGATTATGCTTAAGATCTTTTTCTAAGTAATCATTACCATCAGTAATAAGTAAAGCAGGTCTACCTGTTTTAAGAGATTGTCTAATACATTGACTTAAATTAGTACCACCATCTATTTTAGCAGTAAATATCTCTTCAGGTGGTATTTTAAATAATTCACCTTTACAAGCAAATATCCAAGTATCCTTAACTAATTTAGAAGCATACATTTGAAATGCAACCATTCTAGCAATAGTCCTAAGTTCTACACGTTTGTTTGCTAAATTAACTCTAGTGCCCATTGAACCAGAGTCATCTATAAAAAGATCAAAATTTAAAATATATCTATTTTCTTTAACAGAAAGATCATCTAATAATGCTACATGAGCAAAATTCTCAATATTAGCTATATCTTCTAGATCGTCCGATTCAAAAATAGATTCTTCTACGGTATATCTTTTACCACCTACATTACTAACAGCTTTATCAATTATATGATTAACTACTTTACTTAATTCAGAAGCATTAACTTTAATCTTTTTTAGAAGACTAGGATCATCTAATATTTTAGCTTGCTCTAAAGTTTTACCAAAAGATTTACCACAGCCGAAATTGGCTGCGGTATCTTGTAAATCCTGTATAGCTTTTTTAGCTTTGTTAATAGCAGATTTAGCTGCTTTGTCTAACTCTTCAGATGCAGATCCATTAGTTACCTTTTGATTCTCTTCGTCTATATAATCAGGATCTTGTTTCCTTAAATAATTAAACAAAGCTTCCATAATTGCTTTAGAAGCAATGTGACTATATCCCATATTTTCATTAGTAACCATAGATAAAATATGATTGTCACATTTACGTAAGAAATGATGAAACCAATACATACTAGGTTTTACTACAACTTTCTTATCTTTATTGTAATAATTTTTAAAACCATCTAGTATCATTTCTTGTGTAATATTTACACTAGCATATGCACTAAGATCATATGTATTTAAAATACTATTAGCAGTAAGTGAATCTATATTAGGATGTATAATACAACTTCTTTGATCTACACTTCCAAAATCTATTTCTTGATTGTTATAGTATTGAGATCTATATCCGTAATATTTACTCTGCATGGCTATATGTATTAGTATTTGATACTATATTATTAGACATTTTTTTAAACTCTTTCTTTAAATCGTCTTGATCATAATTAAAGTCTATATTGTCTATAACGTTATCTAATTCTTCTTGCAATTCTTCAGCTTTACGTCTATGATTAGTAATATCATGCATTTCTTGCAATTCTTCACAAAGTTGCTTCATATATAATTTAGTATATACATCATCACCGCCTTCAAATACACCTATAAGATTTTGTATTTGTGTTCTTACAGAGTTTTCTCGAGTACTCTCAAGTTTACTTGAAACAACACTAATTCTATCAGGAGCTATTAAACTACAACATTTCATAATAGCTTCTGTATCTTCTAAAGCATATATTAATTTGATAGCGTTAACCATTTTAGGTATATAACTAGCAGTTCTATCAGATATTTTATCATAAACAGCTTTGATAAATCTTTTAGTTTTATGTATATCTACTTTCTCTGTCATATTTTTTATATCTTTAGCAGTAGGTATAGATATTTCTAATTCAGTTGTTGTACCTTTAAATGTTTTAAATATTGTATCAACACCTACTCTATCTACATTAAGTGTTAATACAAAACGATCCCAGAAAGGATTGTCTTCTTCACTACCATTTATTTGATTACATGATCCAACAAAACTTTGCCATTTACATTTTTTAACTTCATCACCGTAAAATATAGCTTTCTCCCGCATAACAGATAACATAGTGTTTCTAATTGCAGAATTACCTTTGTCAACCTCATTAATCATAACAAATTCAGCATCAGCAATAGGCGCATCAATTTTATATTCTTTATTTTCTAATAAAGATTTCATATTAACACGGCCCTTTATTTCTGATGTCTTGGTACCTTCATCTAATTCTATAACAAATGTGTTATTTCTAACAGCATTTCTATCGTAGTTATACTTAGATGCAGCATAGTCTAATAATGCTTGAGTTTTACCAGTACCAGGTTCTCCTAATAATAAAACAGGTAATTGTAATGCTTCACCTAAAGCTAATGCATTAAATACCTCTTCTTTTCCTATTAATTTTGTTTTTATTCTTCTATTTTCCATAAATCTTTTAATAATTTAAAATCGTTGTTATTATATCTAAAAATCTCTTTTTCCATATTTGGTTTAGCCATTAATTCACTGTTATCTAGATTAACTTTTAACTCTTTTTCCCAATGAGCTTTTAATCTAGGGTCACGGTGAACTACTCTATAGATATTAGTGCCAGGCTTAAATCTATGTTTATATACTAAACTAAATTTAGAGTAATCTCCCTTTAAAAATTTCTTATAATCTTCCATGTGTCTGCCAGATACACTAAAAACTATCATTAAATGATCTGTAACGTCTTGTATAATTTCTGCATTAAAACGTTTTATACCATATAATTCTTGAAATCGTGGATGTTTTTTAAGTTTACTAATAAATTTATCAAATTGTATAGTAAATCTTGGTTTATATAACGCATATATTGCGTTTTCATGTTGTATGTCGTGTCGTAGATCTCCTACATATAAATTAATAAGCCCAAAACGTCTTCTAGATCTTAAAACTTCAGAAGGTAGCATTGGGCTTAAAAAGCGTGTACTATATGTTTTTGTCATTCAAATATATCCATTAATACTTCGCCATTTGCTTCTTGAACTTCTTTTGTATATCTCCAATCACGTGTTTTTTGATAATACTCAAGTTCATCTACTAATTCATCAAATCCTTTAAGTTTATTTATACCTTTAGGTAAATAACCACCGTGTTTACCTATGAATAAATCTTTCTCACTACATACATAAACAAGAGGGAATTCGTTTAAATTAGAATCTACTACTATAAACCTAAAAGGTTCTATAGTCCAAGCTTCAGGATCTTTTATTTCCGAAATATGAAACAACCAATATCGTATAGCATCGTTATAAAAACTACACTGACGAAAATAACCGTAGCGAATATAAGATTGTATAAAATTAGAAATACCTTTACTGGTAGTTTTAATATCGATCGGGATAATTCGTTTCTCATTATGATCTACTAATACTTTATCTAGTATACTTTTGCATTCAAAATCTTTATATTTCCAGGTAATAGACAATTGATTTATATCATCTATTAGAGGATTTGAAGGCAAATCTACTAAATATTTTTTAGTAAACTCATTATTTAACAACATTTCTTTCATACCTGAAGCAGATAAATGTTCCATAGGGGATAATATAGTTTTACCTTTACTATCTCTTATAAATTTAATATACTTTTGTATATCATCTGCTTCAAACTTTTTAATTACAGCTTCAAATTTAATTTTAAAACCAGATGCTTTGTATGCCATTTGTCTTATTTCGTCTTCTATATAAGAATCTTCAGCACATTCTTTATCTACAGCAGCTAGTTTATATGTAATATAATGTCTTACAAATTCACCCATCATTCCGCCAGGAGGGTCCATTGTTGCAACAGCATATCTATTATTAAATTCTTCAGGTTCTGTTAGCATGCAATCTAACGCACTACCTTTTCTAAGTGCTTCACTTTCCTCATCTCGAGGATCTTCTATGTATTTTTTATAAGCTCTAGGGCTCTTACCTAAAAGGTTTAAACCTGAGATACTTATTCTATGATTATATAAATCTTTCATTATATTATTGTTATATTAAATACTAATTTACGCTCATCAGATGGTATATATGTAACTTGTCCTGAACTACGAACTATTTGTATACTATCATCAGGTATTTTACCTAGTTCTACGCATGTATCCAATAACCATTTTGTCCATGGCCATTGATTATCACAATCCCAATTTTGAACTTGTAATGGTTTATACATATCTACCCAGACTCTTAAATATTCACCATCTTGTAATTTAATTACAGGTAAATCTTCTATAAATTGTCTTAGATATTCATGCATCCATTTTGTTATTTTTGCTCTAGCAGTATAATGTAGTGTACCATCATACATACGTTGACCATTAATAGTCCAATATTTAGGAGTTCCTGCAGAAATAGGATTAGACAGAACTCTATTTTTACTTTGATCTATCAGATAACCTTGTTTATCATATTTATATATACCATTTTTAATACCATCAGTATATTTTTTAGCTATATTAGGTTTAGATAAATCTTTTCTTTTATAATATTTAGCTCTACGTCTTTTTGAAATAGGTACTTTATCTATATAATTAGGAATTACTATTTTCCATACTTTACTCATTTGTTAATTTTTTTATTAATTCATGTGCTATATTTAATCCATGCTTTTTCATTACATCAGTAAAATCTTTACAATTAAACTCTTCCATAGAAATAAAAATCATTTGACTTCCAGGTATTTTTTTATGTAATGATTCAGCACCGAATATTCCAGCAGGATCATTGTCAAATAAGATATAAATATTTTTATATTTTTTAATAATACATTCTAAAACTTCTAAATCTAAATGAGTTGTTTCAGCTTGTGGCGCAATTGCTTCATAGCCTAATTCCCACAAAGCCATAACATCTTTTAAAGATTTAGTTATAATTAATGTATCTTTTTCATATCTTAATTGATCATAACCCTGAACAGTATTCATTTTAGCATTTGATAACCATTTATATACACCTTTAGGTTGTAAAGGTCTATATACTTTTACTTTATCCCCAAATTTATAACAATATATAGGACTATTATTATTATATTTAAACAATAGTTGTTTGTTTAAAAATACAAATTTAGCACTATATACATTAAAATGTTTTAAAGTATTTACTGATATACCATAATTATTCCAATATTTTATATCTAGATCAGTAAATTGTTGAGGTTTAAATTGTATAAGACATTTTTTATCTATAATCTCCGCTTTAAAATCTTTATAGGATACTTTTCTTTTATTATTCTTACCTGCCAGGCATAATCCTAATTTATCATTTATATCTAATAAAGCATTATAGAAATTACAATTGTTCATTAGCATTACTAAGTCAAAACAAGTGCCTTGACTACCATTGAAATCTTTGAACCTAAGTTCTTGATATTCAGAGTAATACACATTAAATGAAGGTACATTATCATCTCTAAACGGGCTATTATACATACGACCTATTCTAAAATCGAATCCTAAATAATGTCTCATTATTTCTTCTTCTGATGTTTCTTTAAGGATGTTTTCCTTAGAGAGTTTCTTATACTCTATTATTTTATTTGAATCGTATTTCATAATTTATAATAAATAAAGATAAAGGAGGAAGGATCACATATGATCATTTATAAACTAATTGTAATTTGAATCACCGAATTATTAATTAATTTAATTGTTGTTTATCAGTCACATATATGATCCCACGTAATTACACCCAAAGTATAACCGCCATTATTAAATTAAATTAAATTACAACCTCCTTATCTTTACTTAATTACCACAACTAAAATGGTAAGTCTGCTTCGTCAGTACTATTAACCTGAGATTCTACAGCTGCTGTAGATTTCTCCATTTTATCATACTTAGGATTAATCTTTAAACCGCTTGGATCTTTAGCCATATCCTCAACAAAAGGCGCAAAATTAGGCAAAGAGCAATAGTCATTATAACTATATACAACTTTAAGTCTTAATTTTTTACCTGTGAATGTATTAGGAGCTAATAGTCTAACAATACTATCAACTAGCTCTCCAAAGTTATTACCTTGAACAACAAACTGATTGTCTGGTATAAATTTAGTAGCAATATGCTTTATTCTAACAAGCATTTGATTTATTCTTCTAGTAACACACTCATCTACAGACTCACCTGGTTTAGGAGTTACTCTTGCTGGATCTACATCCCACTCCATGTGTTTTAACTCAGAACCATTAGCGTCTTTGAATAAGAATCCTAGATAGTCACTACCATTACTAGCAGTATATCTTCCAACACTTACTAATTCACAATTATCATTTATTCCTACAGGTATTGTAGATTTTAAAGCTACTTCTTGTACTTGTGTACTTTGATCGATTTTATACATTTTTTATTATTTTAATTATTAAACTTAACCCCAAATATCTATGGCGTCTTCTTCATTTTCTTCTTGTTCTTGCTTATTTAAACTTGTTGCAAGAGCTTCTGTTGAATTTGGATAATCATCTCCAGATTCTTCAGTTACTGGTACTTCTTCCTCTTTTTCTTCCCATTCATGGTCAGTTGTCTCTTCAACTGTTTCTGCTGTTTTTATTACTTTATAGAATGTCATGCCAGGATATTCATCAAAAGTTAGATTAGCCTCGGCAACATATACTTCAGTGTCACCCGTTCCAGGAAGTTCTAAATAAGATCTTATGTCTCTACTATGTGGAAGATTTTTGATATAACCTTGTTTATTTACAGCTACACCATCACCATCAGTTGCATTATATACAACTACAGACTCTTCATTACTTTCAGGATAACCAAATCCTATTTTATTATTAGCAGCGTCTATTTTTAATCTAGACATAAGTGCAGGAGATAATCTCATTATACCTTCATCTCCTAGTTTGATGACTAAATTGTCACCGAATTGATTTAATCTTTCTATTCTCTTTCCAATTAATTTCATTTTTAATTATTTATTATATTCATTTACTTTATTAATAACATCTTTAATGTCATTAGGTATCTTTAAGTCTGTAAACATACCTCTAGGACTTTTTGCAGTAGTAGTGCCATCAGATTGAGTTATAAAATTATAACTAGTTTTACCTTCAGCATCTAGACCTACATCAGTAAATAATACTACAGTAAACATACCTTCCATAGTAATTACATTATCAACTAATTTACCGACAGTTTTGAATTTTAATCTTCTATTGCCTTGTAAATCAAGTGATTGCTCTGCGTGACCTATCATAACAAATGTAATACCTTCACGCAGATTTTTGCCAGCATTTGCTACTTCCCATGCATGTAAACCAATGTCAGTAAACTTATCAAAGCCACGTTCATTTGCTCTACGCATGTATTCATTTGCCATTAGATATTGAAAGTCATCTATAACTACAGTAGTTACATCAGGCATATTATCATTTATATGCTTTAGTGTAGCAACTATAGTAGAATGATTGTCACTTTCTATATAATTACCTTTAGGATTCTCTTTAGATAATTTAGTATAGTTAGTTCTCCAACCTCTAAAAGGCATTGGTTTTTTTGCAACATTAATTATAAATGTTTTAGTAGGGTCTAAGTTTTCTAAACTAGTGGATTTCCCCGAACCACTCTCACCGATTATTAAAATTTCTTGTGCCATTGTTTATTTTTTATTCGTAAAAATCATAAAAATCATCATGATAATCTTGACGATCTTCATCTTTAATATTATATTTTTGGTTTATTTTTTCCTCAATTTGAGACATAGCATATGCACCTATAACGATGCCTGTAAATAATACTATAACTAAAACTAGGATTTCCATTTTTTATCAAATTTTTTCATATTTTCCATAAATTTTTTATGTGATTTTTTGTTTTCTATGCTTGAAATTATAGTGCTTAGTACTATATATATAAAAGTTAATATAAGTACGCCCCATAATATAGCAATAAATGTTTCGTTCATTTTTTTAATTATTTAAATCTAACTCGCCAGGTTTATAAAATTCGTCAACAGCATTATATTTTAAATTATCTAACATACTTAATATTAAACCACTTTCACCATCTCTATTTTTAATCAAATGCCAATAAATCATTGCTTGTTGACTATTCATAGGATTCATAATTGGTAAATTGTTTGGTCCGTATGTTTGTAAATTTAACATAAAAGGTTTGTGACTAATTAATACATAATCAGAACCATGAAATACAGCATCACTACCAAATATATCTTTCTTCATAGGATAATGAAGTAAAGGATTTGATAATCTTTCTGATGATTCTAGATTCCTATTTAATTGACTAAGTACAATTATAATACATTTCATTTGTTTTTTAACTGCCATAAACATTTTATATAAATGAGCTAATATTTCACGCTCACTATTACCTTGTCTACCTTTAGTTAATAAAGTATGATCTAATATAATAACAGTACCTAATTCAGGATTATTATGCATTCTTTCTCTATGAAATCCTAATATAGTTTCATAAATTTGTTCTACCGTGCCAGGGGAATCAACATAATTTATATCGTAATTACTAGAAATTTCTTGTGCAGCAGATTCTACAGCAGTAAAATCATCATCAGATAATGATTCTTTACTTGAATATAAATCTCCTACAGTTTTCTTTAGTTTAGCAGAAATCTTTCTACCAACTTGTTTCATTGCTATCATCTCAAAGTTAAATGAAAGTACAGCAAAATTTTCATCAGGATTACTATCAAACAAACTAGTTTCTAGTTCATTAGCAATAGATGATTTACCTGATCCAGACATACCACCTATTGTTATGATAGTATTCCAATCTAACCCACCCATACAATAATTGTTTAATTTACTCCATCTAGTTCTTAGAGATTTATCATCTCCATCTTTTCTAGATTTAATATATTCTACAATTTCATCAGCGGCATGAGTAATTGGTCTATATTTTAGACCTCTATATAAGTTTTCCGCCATAATCTATATCGTTGTTGTTATCATCCATATTCATTTTTTCTAAAACATCTCTCCATGTTTCTTCTTTTAGAAAGTTACGCATAGTTTTTATATATGCCATATCACCACCTTTCTTTTTCTCTTCTAGATAAAATAATAAACATTTTTGTAAATTGCTAGCACTAATTTTTTTATCTTTTAGTGTTTGTATAAATAGTTCTTTACATTGTTTTTTATTTTCACGTAAACTAGATTTAAAGCCATTAGTTCTAATTGTTGTAACTGGATAAGTTTCATGAAATAAATTAAATTCATCTTTATATATATCATCAATAAGATCAAACATCTCATCATCATCTGATAATATATTCTCAGCTTTAACATCAGCATAACTATCTACTAAGTCTTTTATATATGATATACATTTCATAGTAGGTGTTATGTTTTGTAGTTTACCACCATTAGGTGCTTCTAAATATCCACGGTCTATAAGAGATCTAACATGTATAATATCGTCTCTGTTTTTTTTAAAATATGTTTCTAATAGATTAACTTTATTATATGCATAGCAATATAGTACACAATATTGAGTTAAATTTAACTCGTCTTTATCTAATAATTCTATAAAAGGTGTACCTATTGCTATCATTTGCCTCGTTTTATGTCGTTTTGTAATTCCATTTGTAACTCAGCCATTGCTTCAAACTCTTCTACACTCATTGTGTCATTTAAAAAAGCAACATGTTTTCTATCGCAATCTTCAAGATGTTCTTGTTGATGCTCTAGAAAAATTTGTTTAGATCTTTTATAAGGTTTATACTCTACACCATTTACTATAATGGATGTAGAGGTTTCTTTAATTTTGTCTTTAATTTTTGCCATATTTAAGGTTTTATTTGATCAATACTATCTACCCATTGTGTTTGGTAGTCCTTTTTAGTACGTTTGCGGACCCATTTTAATTCTTGAGATCCTTTAACATACATATTTATATATATAGCTACTTTACCTTCCATTAGACGTAACGTTCTACCAGTTCTTTGTACGTTATCTAACGCCTTAGAACTACCAGCACAACATATACCTAACGAACATTCAGGGACATTAAAGCCAGCATTTAATGCTTTTACTGATGATATAACTCTCTTTTTCGTACGACCATCATCAAAAGTTTTAAGCGCAGCTTTTCTTTCTTTGGCGGTCATTTTAGAATGAAATGTTACACATTCATCTCCTAAAACTTCTTGTAACTCTTCTGCAAATATAATACTTTCACTGAAAACTAAAGTCTTTCTGTCAGAAAATTTATCAATAATTTCTTTAGTTAATTTAATTTTATTAACCGCATTAAAACAAATTTTCTTACGTTTTTGCATCATTACATAGAATATATTAGCCCATTTACGTTTATCAGGATCATTCTTATCATTTCTGTATTTTGTAGCATTCTCAAATGCATTAAATATACCACCTAGATTAGCTTGTGCTGCAGTAAATAATTTATTTGCTTTGTTGTAATCAATCATTTCTTGAGGCGTAAATTCAACAGCTAAATTATATACTTTATAAGGAGAAACTAATCCTAAACTAAGCGCTTTATTTATATCTGTTGTTCTTACTATTGGTGCTATACTTTTTAAATACTTACGATACTCATCATTTTCTGGTGCCGTAGCTGTTAAACAATAAAGCTGGTACCATTGGTTGTTTTCATAGAACTTTCTATATTCAGGAGATAATGTAGTATGTACCTCATCAACTACAATAATATCCCAATAGTGACTTGTTAATTTATAAGCTGATTGTATACACATAAATTGTACTCGTGATAATAAATGTGTTACATTCCAATTTTTAAACTCATCAAGCCATTCTCTATCTCTAAGATTTTCAGTTGGTACAATAACTAATGCAGATCTATCAGGATCATCTTCTAATAAATTTATTATTGCTAATAAACCCATACGAGTTTTACCTAAACCTGTTGCTGCTATAGATGTACCTCTACAACCTTTTGATTTCCATGCTTTTAAATGTTCTTGTTGTTCTATATCTTTTTTCCTATTTAATTTATCTCCCATTTTTCTATTTTTTTATATTTTACTACTATGTGTATATAATCTTTTTCTCTTTTTATAGGTAAAGCTAGCGGATAATGATCTTTTTCCATCATATCTACTAATCCTTCCGCGATTCCCTCTATGTTAGAAGATTTAACAGCTGAAAATGATTGTACGTTATTAAACACTTTTATTTTGCTCTAGCGCTATAATTAATAACATAAGATAACCTGTTAGATCTTGTAAAGAATCTTCTGTTTTATCGTATATTCCTTTATTTTTTAATCTATATATTTTATCATCTATTCTACAACATATACCAAATTGTTTTGCAGTCAATGTTTGTTTGTTTTGTTCTGTTGCGAATATTGCTTCTCCTTGTGTGGCAGAGTCACCATATGCTTCATTCTTTTCAAGCAATAAATTAGTCAGCTTCTCGCCAACTTGTTTAATTAAATAAGATGTCTTCATCATTTATTCTTTATGGATTAAGTTAGTAATTAGAACTCGCCCAGGCGTGGTGGGGTATTAAGTACACTTGTGTCATAATACACACTTTACGCTCACTGGGGTCTGTTCTCTGTTATTATTTACTCCATTTATCAGTTACAGAATAGTCGACAATCATGTCTACAGATTTACATATTTCTGCACCTGCTTCCATCATTAAAGATTGTTGTATGTTTACCCACTCATCTATAAAATCTTCTTTAACTTCACAACCTATTTCATCATGTACTTGTGTAACTAAACGTACTTTATCATGTAGATTGTCTTTGTTAATCTTTTTGAGTAGTAACGACAACGCTAATTTAATCATATCAGCACCGCTACCCTGTATTGGAGTATTCTTAGAAGCTCGTTCTATTTCACCGAGTCTTTGGAATTTATGTTTTCTATCAAGAGTACTTAAATTTTTATGATCCTCAAACCATCTAATTCTTCTAAAAGGTTTAAATGTTTTAATATGACCATATTTCTTGCCATAGTTACCTAATGCAGTAAGAAAAGATTTAATTTTAGGCAAAGCATTAAAGTATTTATCAATAAATTCTTTTGCTTTCTCTTCTGGTATGTCTAATGTATCAGCTAATTTAAAATAACTCATACCATATGCTAACCCAAAGTTTATAGTCTTAGCTACATCCCTATAAGATTTACCTTTTAAGAATTTAGGTTTACTTTTAACTTTAGATATATCTACATCAAATACCATAGAAGCTACTTTACCATGTACATCTTCACCATTTCTAAATGCATTAAGCCACACAGGATCTTGTGATCCTTCAGCTATAAGCCTTAATTCCTGGCCTGAATAATCCATAGTGATTATCTTCCAACCAGGTTCAGCCTGAAAACAATTACGATATTCCTCTCTTGCAGGTATATTTTGCATGTTAGGATAATCTTGATAAGAATATCTACCTTTCATTCCAGAAGATACACGGCCTGTGTTTAGTATTTGCCAAAACACAGTATGTACACGTTGTGTATGTTTATTTACATATCGTAAGAAATCTAAACCATATGTTGTAACTAGCTTAGCTTCTTTACGATAGTTTATAACAGTATCTATAATAGGATGTTGATTTCTCCTTTTATATAACTCACGTACACTTGTATCTGTTAATGTAGAGTCTAGCTCTTGTAATACATTCTTTACTTGAGCAAAGCTACTCCATTTAACATTTACTTCACGTTCTTTGCCGCCAAATAGATCTTTTTGTATACCAGGTAATTTAAATTTATGTAATTTAATATCATTGATAACTAATTGATCTAGTTCTTCTTCTTTTTCTACGGTAGAATTTACAGCGTTAATTGCTAGTTTACGCCATTCTTCTTGATTTAAATATAAGCCATTATACTCGATCTCAGCAAATGCCAGTGTTGCTTTGTTCTCAAGTTGTATAACTTTTTCTAAATCTAGTTCTTTGATAATATCTTGCTGACATTTCATTATACGTACTAAATACTCAACGTCTTTAGCGCCATATAATATTTGTTCATTAGTATATGGTTCTCCACTTTGTAGTTTAGTAAATTGACTACGTGTCTCTTTATTTAATTCTACATGTAGATAACGTTTAACAGTATCTAATAAACTATAACCAGGTTTGATCTTACCACAATGGATGACACACTCTGCAAGCATAGTATCCCATACGTTTCTTAGGCGTATACCAAAGTTTGAAAGCAGGAACTTATAATCAAACTTTATATTATGTCCTAGCAAAAGGTGGGTTTCAGACTCTAATATATGCTTCAGTGGGATTATGCTCACATAGCGTGTGTCTATTACAAATTGATTGTGTTCATCACCAATTTGTACCATTATAACTTTATCTCCATTGTAATCAACTCCCGAAGTCTCAGTGTCAATTCCAATGAATTTTTTATTTTGACAGTAATTAATAACATCATCTATTGATGCAGGTTTACAATCACAATCAATAAGAGGAGAATTACCTACGAAGTAAATCATCAGTTGTTCTATTATACATATCTAAATAACTAACAATAGCTTTCGCTTTGTCTAATTCTATCTCTTGTCCTCTATACTGTATAGATTCTTTCTGATTTTTATCAGCTTTATCCACTATTTTAGCGAATAGTTTATCATCACCAAGTATTGATACTTGGTATACAAATTTCATCCATGCCATATTTATATATTATAAAAGTTAGTAAATGTACCCTCCATTCTAGCTTTTTTCAACTCATCTTTGCTTGGTGAAAAAGTATTGTCAGGTGTTATTTTCCATGTACGCTTTTCTGCATTATATTCTTTAATAAAACAGATAGCATATTGATCTACTTTGTAACCTTCAAAACATAAAAATAAAACTTCTTTTCTTTGGTCTGGTGGTAACTGTGATGGTCTAGGTAAATTATCAGGATCTACGTTCATTGCGTCTGCTGATGCTGCATAACCTTCTGTTATAAAACACATTACAGATGCTTCTGACATTTCAATCATGTCTCTACATATTTCTGCTGCCAAATCTTTTCCTTTTTGGCTACTAAATAGTTCACTTGGTAATGGTACTATTTTATTTGTTTTATTAAACGCTTTCAGAAATAATGTAGGCCCGAAACAATACTCAGCATCATGCTTACCATGTTCTTTTATGTTGTTTGTTACAAAATTTATTACTCTCAATTTAAATTCATCATATTCTTCTTGTGTTATTTTATTCATTTTTTATTTTATTACATAGTTAAACATCAGATTCAGAGTTGTTGTCTGAATCCATTTTATTTTGTTTAGCTGCATGTTCTCGTAATTTATCATATATTTCATTTTCTCTCCCTTTATATTCTTTTAAATATCTACCTAATATACCACTATGCCAGATTACTTTACCTTTTAACTTCTGTTTTTCTAAAGCTTTGAGTAATTTACGTCTTTCTTTATACTCTTCAAAATCTTCGCCTTCAAGGCGTGCAGGTGAGCCAGAAAATCTGAATTCTTTCTTTATAGGTTCTTCTTGTTTATCTTCTTTCTTTTTTGCCATTTTGTGTTTTTAAAATTTCAAATAAATATTCATTATTATTATGAGATAAACTAGGGTATATTCCTAATATTTTAACTTTACCAAAGTCAGATAATGTTATATATGATCCAATTGCTACTGTAGGACCGCAACTAAATTGAACAGAGTTAATGTACAGTTCTTTATTTTCTTTTTTGGTTCCTAATATTATATCACATTCATCACATGACATAGATATTATATTACCTTCATTAAGTAATTTTAATAAACGTGTGTCACCACATTTATTCTTTAATTTCCTTATTCTTTTGTACATTTTTTACTCTTTGTGCATTCTTAAATCTTCTATCTAGTTCTTCTTCTATTGTTAAACGAATAGTAGAGTCTGTGACTCCAAATTTCTCTCGCATATGTTTATAGCCATTAGCATGAGGATTATTAAAATAATAATCTATTATATACGGTTTTATTTCCGCTATTTCTTTTGCTCTTTTTGTCTGTCCCATAATTATGCAATTTTAAACAATATAATTTGAATTACCAAATAAATTATCAAAATCTTTACCATTGTTGATATTTTTTGATATTGTAGATGCTTTCTTTTGTCTTTTATTGTAAGACTTACCTCTAAGTTCAGGATGTTCTTCCTGTAATTTACGTTTAGCACGTGTAGCACTGTCCCATGATGTTAATTTATTATTCTTCAGTAATGTCAGTGGGTTTACTTGTACACCACCAGCATTTATAATAAATTTATCAAGTTCATGTTGCCAAATAATACTCATTAATGCTTCGTTACTGTCCTGAGTTTCAGGATGACTCATTAAATATAATTTTATTCTATCTTTTAACTTGCTAGCCATGCTCTTACTTCGTCTCTATGTGTTATTACTATTTCATTTGAACCACCAGTAGGATCTTCAACAGTACGAACATTAACTTTTGTACCTATAATTCTGCCAGTTTCTTCATTATAGTTCTTAACTTTAACATTCATAACAGTATGCCTACCCTCAGTATCTTTATCAGATACAATTTGGACTATTTGTCCTATTTCTACATTCTTTCGCATATCTTTTTTGCTTTAATGTCCAATTTAGATTTAAACTCTTTTACTACTTCTATTATACGTGATAATAATGTAATAAATGCTTCATTATCTAGATCATCTAGTTTAACAAATAGTTCTTCCCATTCTTTTTCATTTTCTCTATTCTCTTCTATTTTATCTTGTATACTATCTAGATTACGAGCAAACTCATCAGGTGTGCCAGAACTTGTGAGTAAATCTAATAAATCTCTTGGATTGTTATTAATTCTTTTAGTTGCTATTTTCTTTTTAACTCTAAACTCTATTTTAGTGCTTGCCAGAACATTTTCATCGTTTAAAGCTGCCAGTGCCATAGTAGATAGTTTCTTAATATATCTATTATATGCTTTGTTTTTATCACTGTGCTCTTTTAGCACGTCTATTATTTTATCTATTTTGAGATAATTATCATTCTTATTGTTATTCATAATACTGTGGATTATTAAATTATAATTTATCTATTTAATATTAATGCTTTATTAGCATAATAATGCTCAGATTTTTCAAGTGACGTCTTTAATTTATTGTCTCTTACATCATCAAAAGATATTCTTTTATATATTTCTACATATGATTTGTCATCATATAAACATTTACCCACTTTATTATATGTATACTTAAGTCCATCTTTAGTATAAGCTACATTTAATAATCTCTTTGTCTTCTTATCTCTTAACGAATATAAATTAGAAGTCATGTTTTCCATCTTTCATTGTTCGCATAAATCCTTCTATATTAATACCAGTTTTAGTTGACTTACCTTCTTTTACTAATGATTTAAGACGATCTAGATCTTTATCTATTTGATCTTCACTATGTTGTTCGTTTAGTGTATCTCTTTTGTCTAAATAATCACACACTCCCCATGCCATACCTAATAAAAAACTTTCTTCTAATGTTAAACCACCTAATTCATTTTGCAATGCATCAATTGCTTGTGTTTTCTTTAATGTAAGTTTACTCCTGTGATGTTTATAAACTGCATCTCTCATTTGTATAAATCTTTCTGAAGATACATTGAAACAATCACAAAATGCTCTTCCATCGTGATTTAATTGTAATTTGTATTTTGCCATATTTTATTGTTTTTAAATATAATTAAATTTATTCAATTTACCAAATAAAGTATAAAAAAATGAAGAAGAATAAGATATAGATTGACTATATCTTAAACTTCAACATTTTAACATACGATTATGGTCGTTTTGTTTATTGTACTGGTACTTCAGGTGCTTCGTCAGTCACAGGAGCATCAATGGTGTTTACCTCGTCAACATACTCTTCCTCAGTTTCCATTAAATCGTGCCCTTGTTGTCTGAATACAGTTGTAACACTTTCACCTTTCAATACTACACATGAATAGATATTTACATTGTTATCTCCTACTTGATATTCCTCTACCTCTCTTGTAACTATCTCTCCTGGTATTTCTTTACCTATCCATTTATTTAACTTGGATGGTCTACCTGATTTCCATACTGGATTACCAGTTGAGTCCATAGATTGTGATACAACTCTATATCTCTCAGTTCCAAATGGGTTATCAGGATCATTGAATACAGCGATGTAATATTTTCTACCGTCTTCTGATACATTTATTTTACCGTTGATACCTTGTGGGTAATCTTCTACTGTTGCGTCTGGATTACCAGACAATCTCATGTCTTCTAGTAAGACTTTTGAGTTAGGATTAATTAAATTCATTTCTTTAATTTTAAATTGTTAAACATTTTAGTTGTGTTGTTGACTGTTATTGCCAGAATCAACCCACAGTCAGATTGGGTTGTTTTATTGTGTGTCAGAGTTGTCTGTTACTTGCTGTAACTTAGTCTCGACAGTGTTCAAATCCTCTTTGAGGACTTCAATTGTATTGAAACAGTGATATACTGTCTCTATGATATGTTCACGGGTCATTTTAACCAGTTTCATACCATGTGGAGAATAATCGTTAGTGTAGAATGACCTCCACTTTCTTGTTTCTCCCAGTTCTTGACCAATCTCTTCTTTGAGTTTGATCGATTCATGAAAATCTAAATTGTCTTCATTCATATCTTTAATAATAATGAACAGTTTGAATACATGTTCAGGTATTGTGTTTTAATCTCTTGGAAAGACTTTAACTGTTAATTCTTTCCCACCTTTTGGTAAAGGTTGAGAATGATAAACATGATAAGGACCTTGTCCAACATATCTTTTTAGTTTATCAGTGTAATGTTTTAATTCATCTAGTTTCTCAGATGTACATGGAGCTTTATCTCCTTGTTTATGACATGCATCTACTAGTTGTAATATATCATCTATTGTATCTAAATGAAATCCAACATGATCAAAATCAGTTGGTCCTTCTGTATCAAATGATGTAAATTGTTTTTCTTTGGTCATTTGTTTACCTAATTGGTATTTAAATTAATTATTCAATTTAGTTTTATTATACCAAGACCACGACACAGACTATCTCTAGTCTGGTCGTAATACTTGTTGTTAGTCTTGGTCTCCCACTCATCCACAGTGTACAACAGAAGTTGTGTCTAATCTTCCCATAATCTTTGTTGTTTCTTTAACATTTGGAATGTTTGTTCTCCCTCATTTAAAGATTTTTGTTCTCCTTCTAGTTGTAGTGCTTTGAGTCGTCTTGTCAATATCATACACTCTTGCTTTAATTGTGTAAATATTGATCGTTGTAAACTATAAAAGTTAATTACATTAGAATACTTAATCCTATGTGTCATATTAATGTAACATTGACCTTTACTATTTCTAAACTGATGACACCAAGTGTTCTGAGACTCTTGTTTTTCTGTAATTAGTTTAGATGATTTACGACAATTCGTTACGTTATCGAATAAATTAGATGGTATTCTAATTGTATAACCAAATACAATAGAGTTCTCATCAAATTTCAAATCCAGTGCCTTTTGTTTTACGTGGATAGGCCCTGATATTTCTTCTCTCCACAGTTTACTGTTTGTTGACATTTTATTATAAAGTTTGATTAGTACAAAACAAGTAAGAACTCAAACAGTATCAAATCTTATACCTTAACTTAGTTACGACAATAAATAAATAGTATTATAAGACTTGACACTGAATATGGATGAGTTCATACATTTGTCTACATTTACTAACAAACTTGTGACTTAGGTCGACATCTCTTACCCTGTACTATAAAGTAAATGTAGATGACGGTAACTAATTAATCTCAGACTGACCTGGCACTCAATCTGTGCTTAGTCTATCCTTATATCATTCGTTACATTCTGTGATCCGTTGGATGTTGGGTTGGATGTGGATACAATAAGTTTTTCGACTTTTGCTATATTGTATAATGTAGGACATAATGTAGTCATAGTCATATGTGTACAAAACATGGGTTTGTAGATACCCTTGTGTTCACACACATAAATCATGACAAGTTCTGATTGGGGCGTTTTATTTTGTGTAAGAATGGACTTATCTTGTGTAAGAATAAGGCTAGACTTGACTAGAATTGTCCTCTACAGTCCTGTGTAATCGTAGAATTGTCTTGACTTGTCCAGACTTTTAAAAAAAGGAGTAGACTGGTGTCTTCGAATCACCTTAATGTCTACTCCTATGTGTTGACTAGTGTACTACTAAGTTACTACTTAGAAGATACACGGATCGTCTTCCCTGTTGATAGAGTGTTTAGTTTCTCAGCAGTAGCAAAGACAGAGTATGCCTCACCATCTGAGAAATCTTCTACACCTTCATCACACTTCTCGTTGAGTATTACAACAGTGTATGAACGACCATCTGATGCAGTCTGAACCACAGGTGACTCACATCTTTCTTGGTCTTCATTAACGAAGGAAGAAATCGTTCCAATAACATATCCCATAATCGTATAGTTATTAGTCCCCAATATTGAATGTTCTCACACTACATGAGGTTACATTTTTTGGTACGGGGGGATGTTCCGTCCAAAGTTTTGACGGGGAGTTATTTTCTGTGTGGGTCATGACCTCGAACACATTTTTATTTTTTTTATTTTAAAAAATTTTTTTATATTATTTTTTTTATTTATCTTTGCATATCATTAGTTATATACTAAGACACATCGCCAAGAGAATAAAGGATATGAAGCGGTGCAACTACGTCCTATGGTATATACAATACATACTATATACCAACACTGTTCTTAATTGAGCAGCTACAAAAGATCTTAGGTGATCTCTTCATTGAAGTTCTGGGAAAATTCAAACGACACAAAAATTTGGGGAGGGGAATAAGGTGTCGTGACTAAAAAATCTAAAAATAGTTGTATAATTGAAATAAAAGTTATATCTTTGTACCATTGAATATGTATAGATATATGATATTTTGAAAAGAGTAAAAGCGGATACACTAGATAGAAAAGAATTCTATCCTAAGTATCTGAAATTGGTTAATGTAATATTACCAAAACCACTAACAACAAAGGAGATTGAGATATTATCTGCTTTTATGGAGTTACAGGGTGATGCTATCGAAGATGATAGGTTTGGTACACAAGCTCGTAAGTTAGTGAGAGCAAAGTTTGGGTTTAAGACTTACTCTAATATAGACAACTATATTAAGTTTTTTAAAAACAAGGGGGTTTTAATTAAGGAAGGTGATAAATTAAAAATTAACAGGAGGATTTTTATACCCAAAACTGAGAAAGAAGTAGAATTAACGTTTAAATTTAAATTAACAGACTAATGGCTGGAAAAAATAACTCAGACTTAAAAGCAACAATAGCTTTAAAAAGTACTAAACTAGAACAAGGAGAGGGGTCTTTAGTGTTTCCTGGTGTAGATATAGATTTTTCTTTAGAAAGAACTTTTTCTATTGATGGAGATCATATATCATGGGTAAACATGGATGTAGATAATACAGCTGCTAACAATATATTAACACAAAGAGTAGCTGCTACTGTAGACGCAGAGTCTAGACAGCTATTTTTTGGATATAATGCTGGAGACACTGATGTAGTTATAGGTATGTATGATAATAGTGAAACTACTAATCATCCTATTTTATATTTAAAGCCTGGTGAGTGGGCTTTTTGTCCTTTTAAGTTTGGTCAAGCAACCGATTACTTAAGCGCAAGTGTAGCGTCAGGTACTGGATCTATACAATATGCAATATTTGAATTAGGAGTAAGTTAGAATAGATTATGGAATTATTAGGTGTATCAATGGTAGAAACAATTTCTAAGTTGAGAAAAGAATTTGTTACTAATACTGGTAGTAAACCAACATATCTTGTATTGAATGCTTATACATCATCTACTTTAAGAGAAGAATTAGGGTATGATGATCTATATGATTTAAAGACGTATAAAGGATTAGAAATTGTTTATACGCTATCAGAAGATGAAGGATCTATCCGACTTATATAACAAATTAAGTAAAAAATATAACCTCCCCCCATTCGTAATTCAAGGAATTATAACAGATCAATATAGATTTATTAAAAAAAACTTGCAGGATTCAAAATTTCCTAATATATTTGTCCACGGATTGGGAAGATTCCAAGTCAAAGACGGCAGATTAGATTGGATGATTCGTCTTTTGATTGACAGAGTTAAAAACAATCGCATGGATAGAGAAGAAGGTAAAAAAGAAATTTATAAATTATTACAAATTAGACGAAAAAGAAAATATGGCTCTAAGTAAAGAAAAATTAATTATAGCAATCGACTATTGGAAACTAGAAAAGCTAAAACATATGGAAGCTTTAGAAGATATAATAGAAGAATCTGTAGACGAAGAGCCTAATCTTAGTCGTATAAATGAAATGACATCTATATCTAAAAGTTTAGATGATATAGATCTTGTAATAAGTAGAATAAATCAATTATTAATTAATACTAAATAAAAATGGCAGACGAAAAAGTGATCAACATGGATCCAAACATGATGGCTCAAGGACCTTCAAAAGAAGAAATTGAGTTACAAAAAAAAGTATGGTTAACAGACCATCAAATGAGAAAAGCTGATATTATAACTAGAGCTTTATCTGTAGGAACGCATAAAGATGCATCTGATGATATGAAACTATTTTCAGAAGATCAGCGTAATGAATTAGAAGGAAAAGTATTTGATATATTAAACAATTTAGACTAATGTCAAAACTAAAATCAGATATTACTAGTGAATATATAAATATGACGTTTTGCGCTACTTGTAAAAAATGTCCAGCTATTCATATTGCTAAAGATAATGATATTATTACTATTGGAGGCGAAGAAGAAGGCTATACAAAATTTACAAAAGAGCAATTTTTATTATTTATTGAGCAAATTAAAAAAGGAACATTCGATGGGTATATTAAAAAACATTAAAGATGGTTGGGGTAACTATATAAAATCCCAATCACCAGAAGGATTACCAGAAGAGATAGAAAGATTAGCTGAAGGACGTGCTAATATATGTGCATCTTGTCCTGAGTTAACAGAATCTGAACTTTTTAGATGGGTAGATCGTGTTGTTAACAACAATGGAAGCGAAATGTTGCGAAGAGTAAAAGAAGCTTACCGTAAAGAAGAAGATATTCCAGAATCTTTGAAAGATGAGAACTGGGAAAAGAGATATAAATGCGGTCAATGTGGATGTGCTTTTCCAGCTAATGTTTATGCACCTAAAAAGAAGTGTCCTTTAGGTAAATGGTAATAAGAAATTGAAATATTTATTTGATTTAAAAGATCGTAAAGTTACATTCTCTCCCCAAGCTCTGATGATACCAGAGTTAAAAACGATTTGGGATGCTGATAAAACAAAAGAAAAAGTAGAAGCAGTCAAAAAACTCTCTTATATTTACTTCTTGTGTGACTACAAATCTCCTTATGTTTTATCAGTACCTCCTGAATTGGTAGGAGCTACTGTTGCTCGTGATTTTTTAAAAGATGAGGAATATCTTCCTTGTCCAATGGTTTCTGCAGCTATTGATAAATATAGAGAGTTACAACAAACTCCTTCTATGGGATTATTAGAAGCAGCAACAATTACAATTCACAAATTATCTTCTTATTTACGTTCAGTTGATTTATCAGAAAGAGATAAAGCTGGAAAACCTGTATATAAACCATCAGATGTTACAAATTCTCTTAAAAGTATAGGAGGAATTGTAGAATCTATGGCTAAAGTTAAAGATCAAATAGAAAAAGAAACTGTAGCACAGGGTAAATTAAGAGGACAAAGAAAAAAGGGTAATAGAGAAGATCCAAGATAAATGGCCTTTATAAGACGATTGAATAGTGCTATACAGAGATTAGGTTTTTGTTTAAGAAAGTTTAAAACAACTTCTTTTGCAAAAAAAATTCACTATCTTTGTAAAAAAATACGTATGATGCGGAAGGTTGATGGTGTCCGCAGAAGCAAATATTGGTACGACTACGACAGAAATAAGTAGTACAGAAAGAGAGAAAAACGTCTTATAGGGGAGGCCTGAGAGAATGTTTAGGGTTTTGGATCCACTCTCTTTTTCTGAAATAAAAATAAGAATATGAAAAAAATAAGTGAACATATAAGTTATAAAGAAGCAACTACAAGTGCAACAGGTCTTAGATTAGGACTAGATAATACTCCTAATGCAGAGCAATTAAAATGCATGCATGAAATAGCAGAGTTTTTATTTGAACCTTTAAGAGAATGGGTAGGCGGTCCTATAAAAATCACTAGCATGTTTAGAGGAAGACCTGTAAACACAGCTATAGGTGGTTCTAAAAATTCACAACATATGAAAGGTCAAGCTTTAGACTTAGATGACACTTTTGGATATAAGACAAATGCAGAAATGTATCATTATATAAAAGATAATCTAGACTTTGATCAGTTAATATGGGAATTTGGTGATGATGAAAACCCTAATTGGATACATGTTAGTTATGTAACTCATAGACCTAATAGAAAAAAATTAACAATTGCCTATAGAGATTCTAAAGGTAAAACTAAGTATAAACATGAAGAACATAAATAATATGACTGAATCAGAAAGGTTTATCGCAGATCAAGAAATTGCGGATAAAGCACTTAATAATGCATATCAATTAATAATAGGTACAGTAACCTTAGAAGATTTATTTTTAAAAGCAGAAAAAGGAAGTAAACTTGATGCTGAAGTCTATTTACCTTTTGATCCGTACCACGGAATACCACATGATTGTATAGATATACTTATGGATCATTTTATCTATACAGAAGAATATGAAAAATGCGCTGAATTATTAAAAGTAAAAAAAGAATTAGAAGGTGAGAAAAGTTAACGTACCTGTACTTAAAACTACACGTAAAAAAAGACCAGGAGTACATGCCAAAACAAGAACGAGTAATAGCAAACAATCAAAATTCTATATTAAAAAGTACCGAGGACAAGGGAAGTAATATAGTAATAGCTAAGCCCTGGGAAAAAATAGATAAATTTAAAGATAATCCTGTAAGACATACAGGTCAAAAGTACTTAAAGTTTCTAAATACAGAAGTATTTTCAGAATCTTGTAAGCATTATCTTAGACATGGTTATTATACAAACGCTCCAGAAGGTACATCTGAGTATATAGAGTTTTGGGATGAAGAAGAAAGAAGATGTAAAGAAGGATATACTGTTGGAGGTGTACGTATAACTGGTGAACATTATGCATATCTTAATTATGGTCGTATTCTAGCGACTGTTGACGATGGTAAACGTCAAAGAAAAATAGACACATTTCCTAAATTTTTAGACATGGACTATTATTGGTACCATGAGCTTGAACAAGCAGAAGAAAATGGTGAAGGAATGATAGTTGTAAAAGCCAGACGTAAAGGTTATTCCTATAAAAATGCCTTCGGCATGGTGTGGAGATACAATTGGTTCCCTTCTTCTGTGTGTATTCTTGCAGCTTATGAAAAAACATTCTGGGCTAATACAATGGAAATGGCTAAAAATATGATTAACTTCATAAACGAAAATACTGATTGGGCTAAAGGCTTCTTGATAGACAGACAGGATCACATTAAATCTGGATACGTTGAGAAAGATCCTATATCTGGTATTAATATACAGAAAGGATTTAAAACTGAAATGCTTGCACTATCATTCAAAGATTCTCCTCAAAAGTCTGTTGGACGTACAGCTGAACGAATGCTTTTTGAAGAAGCAGGAGATTGGCCAGGTCTTATGCAAGCATATCAACGTTCCTATCCTCTATTTAAAGATGGTAATATCATGATTGGTATACCTATTTTATATGGAACAGGGGGTAATAATAAAAATGGAACTAACGCAGATTTTGAAGAAATGTTTTATAACCCTTCTGCTTATGGCTTACGCGCGTATGAGAATATATACGATGAAGCAGCAGTAGGTGAGGCAGGTTGGTTTATAGATGATGCTTGGTATAGAGAGCCTTTCGTAGACAAACACGGTAATGCACTAAGAGAAGATGCTATCGTAGATATAGATTTAGAAAGAGAACAAAAGAAAATAGCAGATAAAAAAGCATATAATATGATGGTTACCCAGCACCCTCATACACCAAAAGAAGCTTTTTTAAGAAACGAAGGAGCTGTATTCCCAGCAATAGAATTATACAATGTTCTTAATAAATTAAAGTCAAATGATAAGTATAGAAAAATAGGAACACCTGGTACGCTATTTGAAGAAGAAAACGAAGTAAGATTTAGACCAGATCTTGAAAAAAAGTTAGATCCTATTATGAAATTTCCTGTAGACCAGCATCAGTCAATAGAAGGATGTCCTGTAATATATCAACATCCTCCTGATGACATTCCGCATGGTATGTATAAGATAGGATTAGACCCTGTGGCATTTGACAAGTCGGGTGGTAAATCTTTAAACTGTGCAATAGTTTATAAATCTTATCAAAAGTTTGACTTTGGTTATGATGAAATAGTAGCTGAATACACAGGTAGACCAGAAAATATAGAAATTTATAACAGAAATCTTGAACTATTATCTGAATATTTTGGAGGAGCAACAATTATGTTTGAGAATGATCGAGGTGAGGTTTTATCTTACTTTAAACGTAGAGGTAAAATGCACTTACTAGCAGATCAACCAGATAATGTTATTTCAAAAGTTATAAAAGACTCAAAAGTTTCTAGAATAAAAGGATGTCACATGAACGAACGTATGAAAGACGCAGGGGAAAAGTTTATATTACGTTGGCTATGGACTGAAAGAGGTACTAATGAAGATAATAGTAAAGTTTACAATATGGATCTATTACCATCTGTACCATTAATTGAAGAACTAATTGCTTATCATAGAGAAGGAAACTTTGACCGAGTTATGGCTATGATGCAATTAATGTTTATGATAGAAGAAACATATGAAACTGAGTATGTAAAAGAAGCTCCAAAGAATAAACCAGCAGAATTCTTAATAAACCAACTAGACAAAATGTTTATAAAGAAATAATTGGATATTATGAATTAATTTAGTATATTTGTAAGTTAGGATATTATAATATTAGAGATATGGCATATACGTTTCCACAACAACGATTAAGCAAGAAGAATAAAATCAAAAATAACTTTGCTTGGGCAAAAAGTGTAATAGATGAAATAGAAAGACAATCTGCTGATAACAGAATAGATAAAAGTTCTACTTCAAGCTCACTAGATAGAAAAAAAATTAACTACGATTTATTTAACGGTAAGTTAGATAAAGACGATTTTGAATATGTATGTAAGCCATATGGTATGGATGTAGGTGAAATGCCTGCAGAATTACGTCATTATGATATTATGTCTCCTAAACTAAGAGTTCTTTTTGGAGAAGAAATTAAACGTCCTTTTAATTATAAAGTTGTTTCAACAAATCCTGAATCTATTACTGATAAAGAAAGAGAAAAAGCTGATTTATTAAGACAATATATAAATGAGCAGATTCAAATGAAAGTTCAACAAACTCTAATGATGCAAATGCAACAAGCAGGACCAGAGATACAACAGAATCCTGAGGCTATGCAGCAAATGCAACAACAAGCTACTGAAGCTATGACTCCACCAGAGATACAAGAGTACATGAAAAGAACTTATCAAGATGGAAAAGAAATACAAGCACAACAAATACTAAATTATTTAGAGAAAAAAGAAAGACTTAGAGACAAGTTTAATAAAGGATGGAAACATGCTTTAATAGCAGGTGAAGAAGTTTATTGGGCAGGTATAGTAAATGGAGAACCTATTTTACGAACTGTTAATCCTGTATACTTTGATTACGACAAAGATCCAGATCTTGATTATATACAAAATGGTCAATGGGCTAAATATACTATGAGAATGACTCCGTCATCTGTTGTAGATAATTTTGGTGAATACATGACTGAACAAGAAATTAAAGATCTGTATGCTGATAGTTACGCGGGCGATACGGGCGGGCACCCGCTAGGAAGCAAAACATTTAATTATGATGATGGTACTTTATTTGATCCTTATATGGGATTTGATGATAATGATGATGCTCAAAGAAGTTCATATATTAAAGTAACACATGTTGAATGGAAATCACTTAGAAAAATAGGATTTCTTATTTTTATGGATGAATCAGGAATGCCTCAA